CTCCTAACATTTACTATACTTTGGATGGATCAACACCTACCACTTCAAGCTCTGTATATAGTTCAACCTTAACGATTTCTAGCACATCCACGCTGAAATTCTTTGGTAAGGATACGGCAGGCAATCAAAGTACCGTACAGTCTATTAGTTTTACGATTAATGCGCCAGATACGACTGCTCCAACGGTTACAATTAGCCCAGCAGCCGGAACATTCACAGCTGCTCAATCGGTAACGTTAACAGCCAATGAACCTAGTACAATCTATTACACTGTGGACGGTAGCACTCCTACCACATCAAGCACGGTATATAACGGACCGATTAATGTATCTTCCACAGAGACAATCAAATACTTTGCGAAGGATACGGCAGGGAATAGCAGTGCAGTTCAATCAGCGACTTACACAATTAATATTGATACAACACCACCTGTTATCACAGCTTCGCCAGCAGCAGGAACGTATACTAGTGCTCAATCTGTAACATTAAGTTCAAATGAATCAAATACAACTATTTATTACACGACTGATGGAAGCACTCCAACCACGAGCAGTACGGTTTATAGCGGTCCTATTACAGTTTCAGCAACAAAAACTATTCAATTTATCGGTAAGGATGGAGCAGGGAATGTTAGTACACCTGTGGCAGCGACTTATACGATTAATGCTGCTTCTAACTTTTTACCTAATGCTACTATATACGACTCATTTAACAGAGCGGATAATGCTTCTTCATTGGGAACATCTGATTCTGGTCATATATGGGTATACGATTCGCAAGTATGGGGAATTAGCGGAAACAAAGCAAGACCATACAGCGGAACAGCAGATAAATCCATTTATATTGACAGTGGTAAATCAGATTGTACCGTACAATGTACGTTTGCCAGTGCATTAGGGACGGCAGCAGCAACAGCCCATAGAATGACGTTCAGATGGCAGGATACTACACATTATTTTGCGATTCAAGCCACAACAACAGGTTATACTTTATGGTTGCAAAATGGCGGTTGGACTTCTTTAGCAACAAGTTCTGGATTTACTCCTGCACAGGGTGATGTTGTAAAAGTCGTTCTAAGTGGTTCTTCAATTACGGTTTTTGCAAATGGAACTCAGATTATCAGCGTAACAAATACAAACTATCAAACAGCTACTAAACATGGTTTAGCAATCGGAAATGCTTCAACTACAACTATTCTTTATGATGATTTCTCTGTAGCTTAGGAGGTGTACTAAATGACTTGGACAAAACAACAAACAGGAACATCGGGTAGCCCTGCAACATTAGCAAATCAATGGAGCGGAGCAATTTGGAACGCCATGGGTGATAGTATTACTTATGGTTATGGTACAACTTCTATATATCATCAAATTGTGTCCTCTATGTTAGGTATGACAAAAGTAAATAATTACGGTGTAAGTGGAACAAATCTTGCAACTGGTGGAAGTCATCCTTCAACAGACTCCATGTGGTCAAGGGTTTCAAGCATGGATACCACAGCAAATTTAATTACTGTTTTTGGTGGGACAAACGACTACGGAAACGCAACACAACCAGATTTAGGCGATATAACAAGTACAGCAACAACAACCGTTTATGGTGCTTTGCATTCCATTTGTCAAACGTTATATACAACTTATCCAAACGCAAAATACGCTTTGTTTACTCCTTTGCAAAGAGCAGACAGTATATATCAAGCTGCGAGTGGTGTAATTACTTTAGGGAAAGGAGCAAACCCTAAAGGATTTACTTTGGAACAGGTTGCCCAAGCTGTCATTGATGTAGGCAAATATTGGTCAATCCCTGTTTTGGATTTATACAGGAATTCTGGATTACAACCGGCAATGAGTAATATTAAAACTCAATATATGCCCGATGCTTTACATCCTAATGCAGCAGGGCATCAAAGAATAGCTACTAAAATAGCTGAGTTTTTAAGGACACTATAAAAATTAGAGGAGCCTTCGGGTTCCTTTTTCTTTTGAGGTGATGATATGAAGAAATATATCTGGAACATTCTTATCTCCATCAATCCAATATATAAAACTAATTCTATTAGTTAAAACATAATTTTTATTGTTTTAAAAATCGGATTTTATTAGCTTTTTGGAGGGACATTTTGTCTCTCCTTTTTTATTTGTAATTAAATTAATACGGAATAAAAGGAGATTAAACCAATGAATAAATATTTATACATTTACAATCCACATCAGGCCGACTTCTTTGTTAAAGAAGGTGCAATTGTTGTTGGAGTTGGCAAGGGAAATAAAGGTGACGTATATGTTAAATTCCTTCGAGATCAAAAGTGTATAGAAATATTTGATAAATGGGTTTTAAAAGATAAATATAAATAAATTTATAAAGGAGCAATTGATGTGAATACTGAGGAATTGTATGTAGGTCAAACATTTAAAAATTATAAGGAGTTATGCTTAGAGTTAGGATGGGAAATAAAGAAGAGTGCAAATAGTAAAAATGCACAATTTAAAGAATTAGAATGCTATTGTAAATTTAATAAAATTGGTCATAAGATTACTATTGAAGAAGTGTTTGAAACTCCTCATGAAAAAGTTGAAAGTCGTGGTAAAAGTTCAATATATGGAAATTTGACTCAAATTCTTATTACTGATTTATTGGCACAATGTAATGGACATATTTCTATAAGTAAAAGTAAATTAATGTTTACCATTGGTATGGTTAATACTAATTACAGTGAGTGTCGAGAATTAGTACCAAAACTATCCAAATATACTGACATTGATGAAAATTTTATTTACGATTTTTACAATACCACAATTGGGAGTTTCAGAAGTATTATTGAAACAGCATTAAAGAATCTCATGGACAAAAGAATAATTATGTATAATACAATTATTAAAGTCTCAGAACAAGGAAAATATAATACTAGAAATGCAACAGAACGAGAACTACAACTAATTATGAGCATTGAGAAAGATATTCTTGATGAAATGGGATATACCCATATTTCTAATGTTAGAGTTTCAAAGGATTGGAAAAGATTCAGAACAAAAGCGAAACAATTATTAAATGAACGAAGTGATGTTGAATATTATTTTACTGCATATGACATAACGGTAAATGAAAAATATATAAAAGAGGAACGTAAACAACTAATGGATCTTGTTTTAGAAGAAATGCATCGTAAAGAATCTAAAAGTGAACTTAATCAAATTATCTATTCAAACGTAATATTGAATGCCGAAAAAAGACACGAAAATGGATTTACTTCTGGAAAGAAAGCTAAAACAAGATTGAATATTTTTTATGTTGAAAATATTAGAGAGTTGGCAAATTTATTAATAGATAAAAATACTCCAAATATCATACATAAGATAAGAAATATAGAAACTGAAGAAAATATACTGCCATTACAATTGATTAATGAAATTGATGGTCTTGATGAATTATTTGGATGAAAAAATTACCATTCTTCTATACTATAATATAAACCTTAAATACACTAGTAGAGAAAAATGGTAAAATTTTAAGTTGTAAATTACATAAGTGGGGAAAGGTCACTTTCGAGAACTGCACTCGAAACCAACCCTTGGTTTTCCCCACACCCCTTTCCAATTATTATTTTTTAAATTAAGGATGTATTCATATGTTTACTAATAAACAGCTAGACCCTCCTACAGAAAAACAATTGTCATACATTAACATATTAGAAAGAAAAACTGGATTAAGATTTTACGGAACAACTAAACAACAAGCAATAAACTTTATTGAAAAAGCTAACCAAATGATAAAGGAAAATAAATCAATTAAACGTAAAATTGAACGTGAACATGAAAGTTTTCCATATCCAGATTTATCAAATGATTTACCATCAAGTAAACAATGGTCATACATTCGATCACTGGAAGAAAAGACAAATTTATAATTTAATGGTGTTACTAAGAAAGACGCAGTTGAATATATAGATGCTGCACTTAAATCACTTAATTAAAATATAGATTTTATGTATAAAAAAAGAAGGGAATTAAACCTCCCTTCTCCCCTTCTTCCCCTTTACTTAAAGTAGTGTATTACAGTACCATTCGCTTTTGCATCCGGTAACATAATACACTACTTTAAAAGAAAAAAGAGGTCATTTTACAACCTCTCCCATACTTTGCTGAATCAACTCTTCAACTAATAAGTTAAAATGAATAGTCACATCTTCTTTTTTAAACTCCACTCTGTTAACAATTCTCGATAGCATTGCTTTTTTTAAATCATCATCGGATTCATCAAATTTTTCCGACCAATTTTCTAATTCACTAGCAACTGTATTAATGTCATAATTATTATTTTTCTCATGTTCAATTTCTATTTTAATTTTATCAATCTTTTCGTCAATATCTTTCATTTGAGTATTCAATGAATTAATTGCCCCTGATAATTGTTCCGGTGTAAATGCACTATTACCTAACAATGAATTTGCTATTTCTCCATTGAGTTTAACTAATTGTTTTTCAAAATTACCTTTATCTTTTATTAGATCAGATAAGGCTTTACTCTTTAATTCGATTTCATCTTTTTTCTTACTAATATTAATATCTATAAATTTTTTAATATCAATAAACGATAAATAAAACTTAATTCGGTCAATAGTAATTTTGTCGTACTTTTTAGCACCAAACATATTTTGTTCATGTTCAATTTTCCCGTTATTTAACGGACAACGATATCGATAAATTTTATTAATGTAGTGTTCATTGTGATTATATGGTTTTTGATTTTTTCTGTATAAATAATTACCACTTAGCTTTGCTCCACAGTATCCACAATAAGCTAATCCAGAAACCATTAATCTTCCTGCTAATGGAATTCCTTCTTTATCCTGATCATGAAGGGAGTCCTTACGTTTTGTTCTAATTTCTTCAGCTTTATAATAAATTTCATCTGAAACAATTCTTAATTTTTCATTATATGGTTGGAATTCTAATTCACCATCAAAACTATTGTATTTTACTAATCCAATACAAATCGGATTGATTATTGCCCTCTGTACAGTATTTACTCTCCATGGTTTTCCATTCCTTGATTTATATCCTTCATCATTTAATTTATCTACAATTTTTCTATATCCCATATGATGATTTACATACCACTCAAACATTAACTTCAAAATTTTAGATTCATATTCATCAGGAATTAATTCTTTGAGATATCTATCTTTATTTTTCCAATGTTTCTGATCAGTCTCAAATACTTTGAAACCATAAGGTGGCGTTCCTCCTTGAAAATAACCTTGCTCACTGAGTATTTTCTTTGATTCTCTAACACGCATCGAAGTTTTCAAGCTCTCTCCGGAAGATTGCCAAAATCCAATATATGTTATTAATTTATCTACGTGAGACTCAACACTTCTTTTATGGTCAGTTGTTGACCAAACTTCTATCCCTTTTTCATGTAAAAAATTTACTACTAATGGAGTTTCATCTTCTCTTCTTCCTAGCCTGTCCAACATAAATACCAAAAGAATGTCAAATTTACCTTTAATAGCTGCCTCTTTAATTTCGTTTAAAGCATCCCGATCATCAACTTTCGTTTTCCATCCAGATATACCCTTTTCGTACAATTCATTTGTAATTTCCCATTCAGGCTTGTTAGCAACATAATTATGACATGCTGTTCTTTGCATTGGAATATCGTCTTCAGTATCTACTTGTTTCTTTGTAGAAACACGATATAAGCACCATACCCTTTTCTTATCCATAAATAAAACTCCTTTTCTCCCGTATCATTCGCCTATATTATAACACAAAATACACCACAAAATAAAAGACAGAAATCATGAATAGACTTCTGTCCAGAATACTTTTAATCCATATTCGGCTTTTTTATTATCTTCCTTATTTTTGCTAATGGTAAAATGTGCTTTAATTTTTCTATCTGATACTTCAGTAAAATAAATACGTTCTTCATCTTCTTTAACTTCAAAGGTTTCCCCCTTAAGTTTGACTAACTTACCCATCCTCCACACCTCAAAATATATGTATGAAAATTATAGATTGTCCTATTACTTATATTTTTCTATGAGACTATCTAACAATTGTTTTATGTAATAACGGTACTTAACCTTTTTCTTATAATGATTAATTTCAATTCCAACTTCTTTACATATGTCCAATCCAATGCTACTTTTGTTTAGTTTACCTTTAAATCTATGCTCACTTATTTGTTTTTGAGATAAGTATTGAATTTCAAGAAAATCTTTTATATGTACAAACGCAGTAAAATTATCATATTCCCTAAAGTTGAAAATAAATCCAGCAATTAGACCATCATACTCTGCTGCATTTTTTAAAGCATCTATTTGGTGCTTCTTGATTATCTTCTCTTGGAATGATATTGATTTATTTGCAGTTGATTTTAACTCTATAGGGAATAAATTAGGCTTCTTATATATGAAGCTATCAAAATCATTTTGACTTACTTTTGCATTAGGTTTAAGCATCATTGTTGGAACATCTTTAATTCTGTAAAAGAATATCCCTTGATCCTTCGCACTTTGTTTCATATCCTCTTCAAAACTTTTACCGGGATTCTTAGCCAATCAATCACTTCCTTACTTATTCCACAATACAAAATCCTGCTCAGATTCTACTGTGCGTCCATATCTATATCCAAACTTTACAATTTCTTTTTCATGATCCGTTAAAGCCCTGTTCCAATTCTTTTCTAATTCATAAATCGCTTCATTATAAAGAATTTGATCATAATCTAATAGTTCTCTATTCATATGCATCACTCCAAATAATTAAAATTTATGGTTTCTTTTGTTTGAAGTACGTCGTTACCATTTCCTTTTCATACGTTCATTCTTCATTCGGTTAAGCTCTTTATGCCCTTTAATTATTTGAATAAAAACAAAAATAATAAATGATATAACTACTACAGAAACCACACAGAAGAATATTAAATAACCGATTGCAAAAGGACTTATTGCTCTCCACATCTCATTAATTGGAGTATTTAAAATATCTTTAATTGTCAATTGTCTTTCTCCTTTCTATCATCGAAAGACGACATTATTTGTACCATTCTTTAAACTTTAATTTGTATTTTATTACTGCTTTGATAACATCCCATAATCTAGGTGATGAATAGCGATAACTAAGCACATATAAGTACCATAAACCTTCAATCTTTTGTATTTTCATAAATCCTCCTTATGACATATTTTCATTCCAGTTTGTTCGAAAGATGAACTAAATCCATCTTCCACCTTTGCCATTTTTTAAGTCATCTCGTATTGCCATAAGTACATAAATAACAACTGGAAATAAAAGTATCATTACAGGAATTAACCAAGGTGCTTCAATGATTACAGGTTCTATAATCAAAAAAGTAATATAAACAATTAATCCAATTAATAGATAAATTCCTATTATCCACCATAACAATATAACCACCTCTTTTGTGTCGTCTTTTGTTTCAAATAAATATCTAATAAAACTACAATTTTATTATAAAAAGTTTGTGAAATTCGTCTAAAGAACGTTGATATATCAATGTTTGTAAACTTAACTTTTCACAAACTTTTACTTATTTATCATAAATGTTGCTAATTTTCACATCGCTGCATTCATATTGATTATGTACAGGAAATCTAACATCATCTTTATCTACTTTAAAATCAAAATAGGATTCATCTTCATCATTAAACCATTCATTAATTCCACCAACTATGCGACCATTTCCATCTCTAAAGATTGGTTGATTCATATTCTCACCTCACATTCTATTAAAAAGAGTAAGGAAGTATTTCCCTTACTCATATATTATCAAATTAATTGTATTTAATCAAGCGTTATTATTAAATTATTTGTTTTTTATTTTCTTCGTTCATATGTTACAAAATGGTAGTTATATAGATGTTCACTGTCCATTTTATGATGCTCATGATCAATAACTTTCCATTCTGCAATATTAAATGCAGGAAAAAATGCATCTGCTTTAGGAAATGCATGGTTTATAATAGTTAAGTATATTCTTTCGGTATATTCTAATGCTTGTTTATAGATATCGGCTCCTCCACAAATAAACAATTCATTTTCATTGTTATTATAAGCCTTATATTCAAAGATAACTTCTCCTAGACTTGTATATACATGTGTTTCGGGCGGTGCTTGATATTTAACATTCCGGGTAACAATTACATTATGTCTGTTTGGTAATGGTTTACCAATTGACTCATATGTTTTTCTTCCCATCACACAAAATTGTCCAGTAGTTAATTCTTTAAAACGTTTCATGTCTGAAGGTAAATTACATAGTAATTGATTTTTATGGCCAATGGCATTATTTAAATCAACACAAGCAATGAGATTGATCATACAGTTACATTTATCCTCCCTATTCCCCCAAGTGGATTATATCCTACTAATTCAAAATCATCTGTTGTTAATTCAAAGAATGGTTTATCTGCTATTTTTAACTTAGGTAATTCAGAATCCCATAAGTTATTTTCATCGTATCGTTTAATTAATTCTCTTGCTTGTTGTTCATGTTTATTATATAGATGTAAATCTTGAACAAAATGAGTAAATACACCTACATCTAAACCACATTCTTTAGCAATAGCATGTTGTAACGCTGCATATTGCACTACATTCCATCCTCCACTTCCTGCTGCTGTTAAAAAGTCTCCAGAACGTTGTATTAATGTCATATGTAATTTTCCATTCTTAACTGAAAAATGTGTTGCGTATGCACATTCAATTAATGATTTTTTTGCTTTAGTCTCTTGATCTTCAGACTTAAACATATTCATTTGAATTCGTCTACTGGTTGGATTAGTTTTAATTTCATTTATTATATAATGTATCTGAGAAGGGAATCCCATTGTTGGTTTAGCAATTTGATATCCATATGCTTTTTCTATTTCATGATTTTCATTTTTCCAACTATCCCATATCTTACTATTTAGGTCATTTACATTATTAGACATTTTAGAATATATCCACAACATCTCATCGATAGCTGCCTTATAATTAATATTCCTTAAACTTAAAATTGGAAAACCTTTAGATAAATCATAATAATTATATATCTGTAGAATGCGTTTTGTTTTAGGTTGCTCTCCGTTGTTCCACTTCGAACGATTATCAATTTCCCAATCTTCTTCGAGAATATCAACAAGATTTTCAATAAAAATACTATCAACATAACTCATTTAAACAACCTCACTATAATCTTTTAATTGTTTTTGTGCTTTTTTAAGGTGATAACGTACATTTTCTCCGGTCATTCCTAACTCTTTACCAATTTTTCTTAATGACAATCCTTTTTCTTGCATTCTAATAATATGTATTTGTCTTTCAGTTAACTTACTTAAAAGTAATTCTTCACCTATTCTACCCAGTACATTTTCTTCAACTTTATTATCTGATGCAATTATTTCATGTAAACTATGACTTTCATCACTTTTATCATCTATTGAAATAACTTCGTACATATTATTCCAATCATGAGTATTACTATTTACCTTAAAAATACAACATTCCCTGTTTAGACGCTCGGTCACATGCCAACGCACATACGATATACAATATGATGAAAATTTACAGTTCTTTTCTGGATTGTACTTAGTTACAGCTAACCATATGCCAGTTTTAGCATACTGGAGTAAGTCATCAAATTCTAATCTATGTTTTTTAGCAATTGACATCGGTGATGGGAACATATGATATAAAGTCGCTTTTGCTAAGTATTCATATTTAAAATATAATTCTTCTGGATTCAAAATTTATCTCCTATAAAAAGGGAAGAGCATAACCCTTCCCTAACTTATTTTCATTAACTCATTATAAGCCTGTAGCCATCTTGATTTCGTGTCATTATCCGTATATTCAAGTAAATCCAATAATTTAAGTATATCTTGACTTGTCATATTCATGAGTAAGGATTTCATTAAGTCAACACTTTTTATATTTGTTAATGTTTCGATTAATTCATTAGGCAAGGGATCAACTCCTTAATTTGTGCCAGTACTGCCGAAACCACCTCTAGAAACTTCATTTAGTTCAATTACAGTTTCAAATTCAACTTCGGGCATTTTTCCATTAATACGGAATTGACAAATACGGTCGCCCTCGTTTATCACTGTATCTCTCATGGCTAATGCTGGAAAGTGCCATTGATCATCGTTTCCTGAGTATGAATTATCAATTACAGCAAAAGAGTTAGTTTGTAAAATACCAAAATTCTTGAAGGTACTTGAACGTGGTACAATATTTGCTTCATGTCCATCGGGTAAAATCATGCCCACTCCAAGTGGAATCATTTTATATTCAAATTGTTTTAATTCGATAGTTTCTGCAGCTCGAAGGTCACACCAATCTCCTGTAGCGATTTTTTCTATTTTAGGTAAGTTTTCATTAAAATATTTGATTTTGATTTGCATTAATATTCTCCTTTTATTCAATTATATTAAATTATTTAGAAAGAGGAGAACAAGTCTCCCCTTATTTCTTATTGTCTTGAAACTAAATAATCGATACCCTCTGGATTAAATCCAACTACACGTTCTAATATTTTACCGTTTTCATCAATCAACAACAATGATGGTACACTTGCAATTCCATATTTAGTTGCCAATTGCGCATCTTCTTCAACATCTAATTCTTGATAATCTGTACCTTTATCGTGAAGATAATTTGTCATGATTTTACATGGTGTACATCCTACTCTTGAAAACTTAATAATCTTACTCAATTTCTATTCCTCCAATTAATTACATTTACTTACTCCACAAGCGTGACAGATACAATTCCCCTTATCGTATGCTTTTTCGCCACAATTAGGGCATTCAGCTAATTCAAATTTCTTTTTACCTGATTTAATTTCAATTTCCATATTTTCTTTTTGGATTTGACTTAAAATATTTGCAATTGCACTTGGTAATGTTCCCATTGTTTGATCATATGTAAGTGTATCAATTGCTTGTTGAAGGTTATCACTAGTTCCACCAAGACGTAACAATTTAGTTGTCATTAAACCTAATGCTTTAGCTAAACTACTAACCTCTTTTTCTTTAGTAGAAATGAACACTTCCCAAGGAATTCCCTCATTAAGATTAATAGTTACATATGCACGACCAAACTTATCACCATATGAGAATCCTACTTTATCAGTAAATCCATATAAACGTTTAGGACGTTTTTTAATTAGCATTGAAGGATCATATTGTTTCACTTCTTTAACATCTATTTGTTCATTTTCTTTAATTTCTTTAAGTTTTTCTGCCTCAATATGACTTTCTAATTTAGCATCTTCTTCTTTAGTTGCTAATACTTGAGCTTGGCGACTACCATCACGATAGATTGTCATTCCTTTTAATCCTAAATCATAAGAAAGCATGTATAATTCATCAGTTTGTTCAATTGTATAATCATTAGGGCAGTTAGCAGTTTTACTAATAGATGAATCAGTCCATTTTTGTACTGCAGCTTGAACTTTAACATGATCAGATGGAAGTAAATCCATTGCAGTTACAAAGTGTTCAGGAAGTTCCTTAATATCAGTCAATCCGTTTTTATCCATGTATTCTTTAGCTAAATCAACAGTTTGCTTAGTGATTCCTAAACGTCCTGCTCTCCAATATTCCCAAGAGAAGTAAGGTTCAATACCTGTAGTAGTTCCACCAAATTGCTTGCGAAATTCTGGAATATTATCAATATATGTACCAGTTGAACCAGTTGGAGCTTGAGTTAGTAAAGTAACATTTCGGATACCAGTTTCTTTTAGTTTATTATGTAAATGTGGGAATTCTGCAAGTAATTTTTGCATAAATCCACTTTGGATAAATTTTTCATAATCGTATTCAGGGAATGTTCCTTTTTCTTTCGCATAATCCATGGAGGCTTCATATGCTTTCTCAGCAATAAATTTATAAAGTTTATCTACAAATTGATTACCTTTATCTGATCCATATCTTAGTCCTAATTGAATCATTAATGTTCCTAATCCAAGTGAGCCGATACCAACCCTACGTTCCGATAATTGAACTTGTTTATTTTCTTCTAAGAAATATTGAGTATAATCAATAATATTATCTTGTAAACGTACAGCAACTCTCACTGCTCTTTCTAAATCATCCCATAATACATCATTATTTTCTTTGTCATGGAATCTTGATAGTACAAAGTGTCCTAAATTACAAACACCAAATTCTGGCAAGCCCTGCTCTCCACATGGATTTGTGGCTACAATCTCATGAAAATACCAGCTATTTGATTCTTTATTATATCGTTCCATCCAAACAATTCCCGGTTCAGCAGATGCCCAAGCTGATTCAATTAATACATTCCATAAATTTAATGCTTTTTGATCTTCATTGTTAGGAACAACCATTTCTTTTAAATCTTTCTTAGCACATTTAACACGTTCCATGAATGTATCAGAAATACCAACAGAAATATTTGCTCCTGATAAATAACCCATTTGCTTTTTACGTTCCATAAATTTATAAACATTAGGATTACTATCTTCGCAAATAAGCATCAAAGCTCCTCTGCGACTTCCTCCTTGGATAATTAAGTGAACAATATCGCTAAATATCTCTGCAAATTCAACGTTATCAATTGTATCTTGTTGAAGTAATTTAGCAATTAGTACAAATAATTCCATCCAACTTACTGCACCAGATGAACGTCCGTTCACACCTTTTACAATTGCATCTCTATGACGTAATTTAGTAAAATCAATACCTAAAACTTGATTATAATAAGATTCTTTTACAGTTGTTTTTAAGGAATCAAATAAATCATCTACAGAATCCTTTACATGTTCTTTATATACTTTATGTCCTTGATCCTTGGCTTTATCTAATGCTTTTTCCCATTCATCTTTATTAGTATAAATTTCAACAGCATCGAATTTGCCTAATTTAATGCGATCTTGTAATTCTTGTGAATCTTTATGTTCTTCTTCAAGTAATAATTTAAATGATGCTTTGGTTGAATTACTTCCTTTTACAGTGTTAATGTGTGATATATTTAATCCACATCCTCCACCTCTACGCATAATAGAAGCTTCATAAAATGCAACATCTACTACATCAAGGAATTGATCTTCTGCTTTATTTTTAGCCCTTGGTGATCTAATAACAAAACAATTATAAGCTGTTAAGTCAGCACGTTTACCAGTTACATGTTCTTGGCCTAACATTAATTGAATACGTCCACCTAATGAATAACGATATCCATCAAATAACCAACGGAATTCATTTTCCCATTTTTGTTTTAATTGAAGAGTTTTTTCAACGCTTGCTGCTCCTTTAGCCCAACGTTCCCACAATTGCGAAGGTTCAGTTTCTAATGGTTTATGCATTAATTCTTTCGTTACAGTATGTGTTTCACCAAACCGATCTTTAACTTCATAAGTTTCATTATTAACTTTTGTAATCTCAGCTACTTTTTTAGTTCCCATTGTTTTATCTACAATAGCAACCACAATATCTCCAACTTTATAACCATCGTATGTAGGAATGGTATATCTATCTAAAGCAATCAGTTCATCTAATTGACCATCCTTAGAGAATTTCATGTCTTTATTTTCAAATTGATACAAGTTAACCAACTAACAACACCTCATAATTATTATTTGTTTATTTACATTTTGGTATTATTTAATTTCAATTTTATGAATCGATTTCGTTTTACTTATGTACTTATCATCTTCAAAATTGCTTTCTAAGCTAAATCCCATTAATGATTGTGCATATGTAGCTGCGAATGAACTCTTTTTCTGTACCTCTTCAACCGGTATGTAATTCTCATTAAAATATTCTTCACTTACTACTCCAACTCTACCGTACTCATTCGTGATGATTATATCTCCGGCTGAAACAGGAACTTCTCCTGCTCTTGTCATTTCAAAACCATCTTCATCAACACGTTTAATGTCGAACAAGTGTCTTCTATCAACGTATAAGGTCATATAATCGACCACCTTTATTATTTGTATGTACCAATGTATTCTAACTTTCCGTGACTTAATCTTGCTTCCTCTTGGAAAATAGCCTGAACTTCTGAACGAAACTTGGATTGATATTCTACTTTGTAGCTTTTTTCTCCAACTTTAATGATTCCATACCAAATTTTATATGGATCAAAGTCTGCTTCATGAGGTACATTTTTCCATTCAATTTTATTTCCTAAACTATTCAATCCTGTATTATTCTTCTTTTTGCCAAAAAACTTATTCATGTATTAATTCTCCTCTTTATAGTAATATTTTATTCTATTAAACTAATTAACCGACAATCATAGGCAACACCACCTTAAATGGTAAATTCTTATAATATCAAATTAATTACATTTATACAATATTTATTATTAAATTATTTATTTTTACTCTTCATCTTCTCCATTTAAAGCTGTATAAATCAATTCACTGATCTCCCCAATTGAAAACATTGTCTCATCGAACATTGTTGGTAGCATATTATCACCTCCTTAAATTAATTTCCTCTAAAACTTGTTTAATTTTTTTACTATGTAGACTTTTAACATTTTTAATAATATAATAATATTTATCAATACATTTCTGATGTCCATTTAATTCAATTGATTCCTTTTCATCAGATAACTTAATTACCCAGTTATCTTCATTATTAATTTCTTTACATATATCACAAATACGATTAATCAATTAAGGCTTCACCAGACTCTAACTCTTCATCAACTCTTGAATATAATGATTCCCGAAGCTCTTCCAGTTCTTCAATTTTACGATCAACTTCCTTTAGTTGTTCTAAAAATTCTTTTAATTTACTATTCATACTAAACATCTCCTTTATGTAAGAGAGTGACGGTAAAATCACTCTCATTTGGTATAATTTAATATTAATATAATTACTTATGTATGTCAACCTATTTCTATGAAAATATAATTGAATCTCTAAGATTATTAAGTTTAGAAAATATATTTGCAGACTTTTGATCAAGATGATCCCATACTTCATCTGGTACTGACTCATCAAATTCAATATTATGTAAAAAATCAACTAACTCACTTTCTACTTCATTAATTAAATTTAACAATGTGTCCTTTTTAGCTTCTGAAATAGTTATATTCCCCATATCACACCTCATATTCTCTTTTTAATTGTACATATTTTTTAACTAAGTCGAAATTACGTTCAGATAGATAAAAATCAATCAATAAATTTAGTAATCCTATTTCAAACTTTTTAGTAAAGTCGAATTCATGTAATTCTTTAAGTTTATCCTCGTCAATATAACGAATATCATAAGGACTAAATTTAACATAATACCGTTTAGATTCAATTATTACTCCATTATTTTCATTAAGTTCATATTTACAAGATTTAACTTCCCCAACACTATTTGTAGCCGTTTTAACTTTATCACCTATCCTAAATTTGAAAACCATTTAACCATCCCCTTTTGATTTAAATAAATCGATGGTTGCCAAGAGATAATTTATTATAAGCCGAATCAATGCTGCGTTTAGGTCTTGTTGATGATACCCTATTTACCTTGACAACATTATATTTAAGTATTGCATAATTTCTAGCTTCAATTTCATCATTTGCTTTGATCTTTAATAATATATTTTCAGATGATGAATTAGTACATGATACATAATATTTCAATTTATATCCTCCTGATGAAAGAGTTCTTTTATGTTAAATTATTTACCCTCGACCATATTAATTCCAATTAAGGAATAACCACACAGGTCACGGTAAGGGGATTCTGAATCACCTATACCGGATGGATTATTGAATATGCGATTTTGCTTATCCATCATTCTTACTGTTAGCAGCATATGTTTCACTAAGCTTTTTGGAATTAAATAATTATCTTCATCATATGTATAACGTTCCATTAATACTTTCATCATTTCATATGTAGCATCAACACTTGATCCATATTGTTTATTCTTATCATCGGTGAAACTACCAATTTCTAATCCGAGTTTTGTGAATATACCTTGTTCTTCAACAATATCAATATCCAATTGTTTAATACCATCGAAACTGACTACTACTTCAGAATAATCATTAAATTTAATTTCTGCGTTTTTATGTAAATAATCCACTTTTACAATGGTTACAATTTCTTCATTCCAAAGTACTTTATTTCCTGTAAATATGTAATCCATAAATTCTTTTTCCTCTTCAGTTAACTTATTTAATTCTGATTTACTGACTGGAAAAATTACAGCATCATCAAATTCAACATCATAGTCCTGATAAGCAAAATTAGTTTTTCCTAATACGATTGCACGTTGGCCAATTCTCATTGATAAATCTTTACCTGCATTAGTATTTAAAATGACGATCTCATTTTGCTCAAACATGTTATTCCTCCTCAATCCAATATCTCAACAAGCAAAGTTTGCTTTCCTAAACTCCTTGCTGTATTTATATCATTAACAAAAACATCAATACGACCATCCGCAATCGCTCCACCACGATCTTCTACTATTCTAGTTCCAATACCTTCTATGTAAACTTTTGTACCAAATGGAATTGATTTAGGAGCTGCTATCGTTCTTCCTGCAGTTGCTTTTGTTCCTGATGCAGTAGTTCCATATCCTTTATCTCCGGTCTTCTTTTGAGTTGATTCATAGCCGTTAGTGTAAAATGTAACGGTATAATATCTCTTTCTCATCTCCTTTCTAACTTGCAATTGCTTTTTTAAATTATCATTCTCATTCTTAACTTGATTCAATTGATCATTTAATTGGTTTATCTGACTGTTTTGATTATCAATTTGATTTTTCTGGTCGTTAATCTGATTTGTTTTTTGTTTAATTTTTTGTTTATTTTTCAAGTTAATTTCTTTTGTTTGTTTAATTATTTTATTTTGATTCTTAATTTTTGATTCATATGATTTAGAGTCTTTTATGTATTGATCCCCAATAATGAAATTTGATAATAGTAATGCTATAGTTATTCCGGTAAACACTAGTTGTTTATAAGTCATAGAATTGCTCACTCGTCAGGATGAGCGTCAACACCTCTTCCCTTAACTTTGTACCTTAATTATATTAAATTAATTATATATAGTCAACTATTTTCTGAATTTTTTTCATCTTTTTTCTTCTTAGTTGCTTTCTTTTTAATTCCAAGAAATTGATTGATTCGTTCTTGAGATAGATCAATGTAATATTGTTTATCAAGATACTCAGGTATTTTTACACCTTTAATATCGTCATTATTAATAAATGCTTTTTCTGGTGTATTGGCAAATTTTTCAGGATTTTTATCTTCCTTTTTCTTGTATATAGCTCCATCATTTTCTCTTGTTGAGGCAAATACTCTAAAAGTTTTATCTTTTAGAACATCACCATTTTCATCCCAAACTTCTTTTGTTACCATTTTTCCAGTTTTTTCGTTTAAAACTTTTTTCTTTGAAAATGTACAATTCTTATAAGCATTTTTATATACAGATGATAACTTAACAATCTTTTGAAATTCCCTTAATTCATCACATTTGTTAATTGTTTCTTCAATTGGTGTTCCAAATACGAAATAATTAACTAACGCTTTATTTACTATTGGCAAATCATAATCAAGATCATTAAGCTTTTTAACGTATGCCCCTTTAGTTTTCCAACGTGGTTTACCTTTTTCATCATACAGTTTTTCTGGAATCAGAAGATAATTATTTACATCCTTCTGATAAATTTTTATATGCTCATCCCACTCTAAGTCAAGTCCTGTTCTGATTTCCCATTCTTTTGCTGCTTCTTTAATCTTAACAACATCTTCTTTGGTTTCAACCTTCATATAAATACCGTCAGTGTTGCTTTGAATTAGCTCACAATAAGGTTCAACATTTTCAATTAAATCAACTAATAATAATTGTCCGGCTATACATACATTATTTGCCATTAACGGATCAAAAAGAGCATTAAATTGATCTTTTGATGCTCCAAAAGTTCCATTTATAACAACTTTTAATGGCTTTTCTTTTTTATCTTTTTTCTTTTTTAAATCTAAACGAGTATCCCTAATTTCCTTGAATTTAAAAGGTTCTTTTACGTTTCTACTTAGAAAATCATAATTAATCATGATGCTTGGATATAGAGAGGCAACATCACAACAAAGAATAATTCCTTCACCGTAATAATTAGGTACTGCTGCATGTATGCCTCCAAAACCTAAAACATGTTCAACTCCTGCAATCTCTGTAACTAATTGATTCTTTTTACCTTTATCATCAACATATCTTCTATTTTCAGGATTTTCATACCATTCTTTGATGTACTTATATTTATCTAATTTGATTGTTTCAGGAAAAATGAAATCAAATTCATCACCACGATTAGGATATTTTTCTGCACCTAGAATATAAGCAGATAATTGAGCTTTTGTTTTATTGAACAAAGACATATCAAGATTGAACATTTCAATTAACCCTAATTGACTTTCAAACTCTTCTGTCCTTGCTTCATAAACTTTAATTGTTTCACGAACATCATGTAAACAGTATTTAATGGTTTGTTTAATTTCATCTTCAGTTAATGGTCGATCCAAATCAAAAGGAATATCAGTTTCTTTTATCATGCTTCCCATAAAACCTTCAAGAGTTTTTAAACTAACAGGTGGATTTGGCATTATGTCAAAATTATTAAGTGTTAATTTATAACCATCCCTTACTACCTCGTAACCTTTTTTACCATCAATAATTAATTTATCATTTATGTATCCAGCATCCATACCTAATAATAAACCCTTAAAAATATTCACATCATAGTTACGACTATTAAAGCCTATAAATATATCATTCTTATATTTATTATAGAAGTCAATTAGTGCTTCATCGTCATTGATAATTACCTTACCTTTTCTAGTTGAGTATTCAATAAATACAACTAACCAGAAACTTCTTCCGGTAATCGGATCTTTTGAACGTGAGAACACTTCGAAATCGTAGAAGAATATTCTAGGTTTTTTACCCATTTAATCATCAAACCTTCCCTAAATGTTCTAAACACTTGTTTCTGTGTGAGCATAGATTTTTACAAAAAAAGTCTTTAGTAGGATCTAAATCTATATCCCAATAAACAATATCATTTTTATTTATTGAATTAATTTGTTTTACTGTATTAGTAATATATTCTTGTAATTCATTAACAGCTTCATTTGAAAAATCAACATTCACAATTCCATCCAGTAAATCTTCATCGAAAATATCAAGTTTATTTCGTTCAACTAATTTTCCATTTTTTAATACGTATTTTAGCATATTGAATTGTAAATTAATTTTATAATCAGGATATTTTTCACTTAACGCAAGGCCGTAAAATAAAAGCTGCCTAGATTTTTTAGGTAAATCCTTTTTACTAAACTTTGTGCTGGTTTTCAAGTCAATTATGTATATTTCATTTCCAATTCTATACCATAAGTCTATATATCCCCTCATAATGACACCAATTATTTCAATTTCAACATAGTCTTCAATACGAATTGTATCATTGTTGATTGGATTATAATTCTCTAAAAAGTGAGTAATGCAGGAAATATAATTGTTCCTTACATTCTCACTCATCCATGCTAAATCTAACATTTCAGCATCATTAACAGCTTCTTTAAATTGTTGAACTGCTTCATCATTAGTTATTTGTTTTTGTACCATTGATTGTGTTAATTCATGCGTAATAGTTCCGAGGAAGGAATAAATATTATCCCCTCCCCTTTGTCCTGCAATATAATCATAATAATATCCTCTTCTACAATTATGGAAGTTTTCTAACTTAGAAAAAGAATACTTTTCCTCCACTTAATCATCCCCATTCTACATAATTATTTATTAATTCATTAAAACCATCTAAACCAACATCTGATGGTGAATTTTTACTACCTTTTTCAAGTATCTTATGATCCCTATCTATAACAAACCCAACTTTAATTTCAAAAAATTTAAGTAATATCTTTGTCTTTTCAATCTGTCTAAGAATTAATTCCTCTTCCAGTCCTTCATCAAAACAGAAAATTATTCGTTTTGGATTTAACCAAGATAATTGTTTAATTTGTTGATTATGTATTGAATTACCGCCCAATGCCAATGAATTATATATTTTCATTGAATCAAGTTGCATTACAAACTTAGATGATTCTCCAACATAAATATCATCACTTTCCTGTAAGTTAATATAATTTGTATTGTAACCAAATAAAGTTTGGCTTTTTGGGAACGGAATAATTGGGAACCACTTAGACACTTCATCTTGTTTGTAATCTCCCATATATCTCCCTTCAATTCCCACAAGAGATCCTTCATAATCGAACCACGGAACTGAAATTCTACAGGACAAATGATCAACACCGATATTAAACTTTCTCTGTGTAGAAAAACTAATTCCATCCTTTAAAAACAAAGTATTATATTTGTTAATGTAATCCTTCATGATATCTTCATCATACTTTTTTAATTCAATCGCATTTTGATTTCTACGTTTAATTCTATCGTAAAATCCACCAAATATCTTTTTTGGTTTATTAAATTCTATGTATGTAATTCCTAATTCTGTCTTAACTGTTTGTATAATATCTTTTAAATCAACTTTTTTACTTTTCATAATTAAACTAAATAAGTCACCGTGAATGTCTCTTCCAAAATCATTTGCAGTCAAGTTTTCATTTAGTTTAATTCGAACTGATGTATTATTTGTTTTTTCATCAATCCCACACCTAATTTCCCTACTACGAACATCAATATTATAAAAATCATAATGCTCCAGTATATTTTCTATATGATGTGGATTATCCATTAATCGTTTCTTCAACTCAATCATAACATCAGCCCTATTTTAAGAAATCAATCCGTGAAGGTTTACAATAACCCAATTCATGCCATACGTTAATGTGACCGTCATATTTATATAAGATTGCTACAGAATCTTCATCATTCCTAGTTTTATCAACAAACATAATCCTAAATTGTCCACCAAGGGTATGATCAATTTCAAAAAAGTCCTTTTTCCACTTTCCACTTGAATCACGTTTTAAACGATAAGGATTCATATAATATTTGCTTGTTTTATCCAATTCAATTTCATTTACAACCTTACGCATAAGAAAAATTTCTGAACATACCTCTTTTGTTTGTTTACTGCTGGATAGTGTTTGTGATGTTAACCAAGATGTTTTTTCAAGATATGTGGCTAACTGTGCAGTAATGATCTGTGGGACATTATATTTTGAAGCGAATTGAAATAATGCTTTTGAATCTTCAACCATAGATCCTCTAGCAGCTCCAATATCTGAGGAATCCTCGGCCTTAAATGTATCATACAAGAATGCTGAGTATCCTTCATTAAGATGTAATCGTTTCTGTTCCCTTACAATATCTCTGACATTATAATCAAATGTCTTAACAAATTTAATACTCGATTTATAATTTTGATTAACAAAGTTCTTTGCTAAACGGATCATTTTTCTATCTTCATCAGTAAATTGACCACTTTTCAGCTTTTTACGGGTAAGTTTAAAGTATTTAAAATGATTAACTAAAGTGTAAATCATAATTAATATTTGCCAAGCAATTTTTCTTTGCTCATTTGCAGTTATAACAACTTGTTCTCCTCGGTAAACCATTGGCATTATAATGTTTGAAAAGGAAAATGATGTTTTACCTGATCCACTAAAACCACCGATCAGCGTCAATTCACCTTTATTAATGCCCATTGATATGTTTGATAACAATGGAGAAGCCCATATTTCTTTATTATCAGTTTGAGAAAAGCCACCGATATCAAAGGGGATACCCATTAACATTCCAGTTTCTAACTGTTCTTCAAAATTATCTTCAATCCCTAAATCACTAATTTCCATATCATTTGACTTTACTCTAATTCCTATATTTGAAATACGTGATTCAAAAAATTGTAATGTTTCAGCAGCACTCATTTTTCTTAATAATTTAATTGGAATGATTTCTTTATTATTGATAGTAATTTCCTTTGTTAAATTAAATCCATCTTCATGTAATTTAAGTATGATGTTTTCACGGTTTAATACATCAATATACTGTTCAACGTTACTCATATTTATCATTTCCATTGTATTGTAAACAACATCATATCCACCACGTTCATTAAATCCATTCATTAATGTGTCATTATCACCTAAATAAGATATGATAGATACTTCATCGAATACTTTATATAACTTACTCAATTGCTTTCCAAGTGAGAAGTAAAACCTTGCATCTTCAGTTAGAAAATTATCAGGAGTAATTTCTTTATATTCATTATATAGATTTGGGTCTTTCCAAAAACTAAATACAGTATTTCCTTCTACGCCAAGTCTACCTTCAAGTAATTCCTTGGGATATTTTTCTTTTACACCAGTAAGAAACTCACTCATATGTTATCCTCCATCAATATTCGTCTATAAAATCTGTAAATGATTTTTTCTTTGTTGGTGTGTATTTTACTTCTTCAACATAATCAAAATCATGAACTTCCGTATCTTCAACTTGCTCTTTAAAATCTCCAATTTGATTTTTGATAATTGCAGCAAAGTACCTTATCTTTGCGTATTCATGAACAAATGGACTGTTCCCACATATTGCTGCATCCAAATCAAGCATATTTTCTTCCATATATTTTAGTATCTTCGTGTATGTATGAACCTTTGCAATTTCTGTTAACTCTTTAAATAATGCCGTATTTGTTGTTTTTCCAATTAGTTCAAATGAAAGATCAATGACTTTATTTTTACTCTCTTTTTCAATATTAATAGTTTCGTATTCTTGTAAATTGCAATAGTAAGTATTCTTATCTTTGACAACTACTTTATAAGCATTATCCCTATCAATTTTTTTCTTACATCCTTTACAAATAACGAGCAAAGTTAATTCCTCCTTTAGTTAAAAGATAATAGGGAGGAATCACTCCCTCCCTATTCAATTATAGGATTGCTAAAATTTCTTCAAACATTTGAGTTGGTTTTGTTTCATCTAGTTTAGTAGCACCATATGTACTTAAAATTTCTTTAACTTGTTTCTTTTGTTCAGTTGTTGCTACTTTAAACTTACCTGCAACTTTTGCTTTCAGTTCTTTATTATGTTCAATATCGATTTCAGGTTCTGTTTCTAATAATTCTTCTTCCGCAGATTCAGGTTCTTCGATTATAAGCTCTTCTTTTGGTTCAAACACTTTCACATCTTTATTATTTAATGCCCCAGTCTTTGAAAGTGCCATGCCTTTTTCAACCACCTCAATAAACTCTTTGGCCATATTAGGTTTATCAAAAACAATGTATTCTGGAACTGCACCCATTGCAAATCTTCCACCAGCATCAATCAAAGTAGTTGAACGTAAATATAATTTTCTAATTTCACCAGTTGCTTTACGTCTTTTCTTTTCATATTCCCCTTCACCAACCGTTTCTTCTTCTACTTCACGATCAATATAACCTGTGAAAGTAACATCAAATACATCACCAAAAGCAGCTTCATAATTAGATTGTAGATTAGAAGTTAATTGCATATAACCTTCTTCCTCGATATTACCTTTTTCCTTTATAGTCCTGAATTTTGTATGACCAATCATCCATACACCAAATCCAGCTTTGCGTAATTCTAGGAAGTAATCTTTAATTAGTTCAACTACTTTAGTTTGACCTGCTCCATAACCTCCATATGCTTGATTAATAGATTTACAAGGTTTCTTTGTATCTATTACAGATAAGCGAATTACTTCTTTTTCAAACATGGGAATTATTTCTTCTGCCACATCAAATACCACTAATTCAATTTGATGTTCTTTATTTTTTTCTTTTACTAACCAATTCTTTAATTCCATTAATTCTTGATAAGTTTCGATATGTACTACATTTAAATTATCTAATAATTTAAATCCAATTTCAGCTCCGAGTGAAACCAATAATCCCTTTTCAGGATCACCATATTTTTCAATAATAACATCACGCGCGAGAGTTGATTTGCCGAATTTCTTTTGTGAACGTAAATAAATACTTAAATCACGAATATCAGTTGAAATAGTGTTAATCTCTGGTTTTTTAAATGCCATATGTATATCATTCCCCTTATTTATTAAATTAATTTTATATAAACTTTATGTATTAAAGAATATCGTCTAAGTCAGAAAGATCATCCAAATCTTCAACAGTTCCAACTTCTTCATTTTCTTCTTGTTCAGGTTCAATTACTTTAATCACAAAATCACTATCTACAAATACAGTATCTTTACGTCCTTTAGTAAATCCTCTGGATACATTTGTAATTACAATTTCTTGTACTTTATCTCCGTAAACATCTCCACCTATTTCTCTACGAATCTCATCCATTGTAATGGCCTCTAATTCAAGCATTTCTTTTTGGAAATCAGTTAACATATCTTCAGTAATTTCTACTTTTTGTGCTCCATCTAATAACCTAACTTTTACACCGAATTCTTTCCAAGAATCATCATCAACTTCAAATTGTCTTTTTAATACTTTTACTGTCTTACTTGCTTTTTCATCTTCATTTGTATCATCAAGCACTAATTGGATAGGTATAGCAATAGTTTCTTTTCGTTGACCATCATATTCACGTACAAAACCATTGATATAATATTTTTTAGTTGCTTCATAACTTCCTACATCTAGACTTTCTTTATTATAAAATACGGTAATTTGACCAGTTGAAGTTTGTTCTGTATCACTAGGAACGAGATACAACCGACTTGGAACTAATGATTTATAAATTTTACCATTGTATTCTTTATATACGATATTACCAGATATTTTAAATACTTTATCTTTAAGTTTGTCTGATGAAATAATTTTATAAAGGTATTCTGTAAAATCATACTCAGATAAGAATTCTTTTCTTCGTTTTTTACTTAATTCTAATTCTTGTTGCAATTCTTCAGCATCAAGATTAAGTTCCTTTAATTCTTCATCAGTTAATGTTCCTTCTTGATGCTTTGTGATTGCATTTTCTAATTTATATCGTCTTCCGTATTGTTCAAGATCAACAACATACTTTTTAAATTCTGCAATTTGTTCAATGATTTCTGGTTTATTACGATCTTTCCACGGGATTTGAATATTTTCTCCTTTGGTTCTTTCGTGTGTTGTTGGGTTAGTTTCACCTTTGGTAAATGTATAAACCTTTCCTGTTCCATCTTCCTTAAACATTCCTTCAATTGTTAACATATGTCTGTTTTCAGCAGATTGAATGTTAAATAGTAATCTTGCCCTAGCCCATCCACTGGGGAAACTTTGATAATCATAAGGTTTAAATTTTTCAGTTTCCTTTGAGATTGATAATTTACCGATAATTTCAAATGTATTTGCCATATATGTATAATTCCTCCTAATATATTAATCTATTATTCCTAGTTCTCTTGATAAATCAGCACGTTTTGCTTCATCTACTTCCCAGTCTGCAATTGCGTTGGTGTTTTTATGATTCCAAAGATGAATTACTCGATTCCCTCTTTTAAGTATGTAGAGATTTCCATATATGTATAACTCATTTCCTTTTTGGATCTCTTCTTCATTTCTAGCTGGAATTTTCTTAGCAAGAAGAATATTTCTTGTTAATTTTCGTCTTGATAAATCATATGTAATATCTTTATTATTTCGAACTTTGCGTTTATAATATTGGAAAGCCGTATCTGAAATAGTAACTAATTTCAATTTAGTCACCTCCTTTATTATTAATCCGTTATTTCGACTTTGTAATTGATCATCGCTTCATATAATTTTGAAGGTATTTTATCTTTATAATTTTCTGCTTTTTGTTTAATTAAATTTTCTTTATAACTTTTGTATGCAATAAATGCTCTTTCTGGTGTTTCGTAAATACCTAGATTAATAGTTTTCTTTACTCCGTTTAAACTTATTTTACATTGTGCAATATATTTATTTGTTTGTGTATGTCGATACACTCCTATTGGAAATTCACCTCTTATAGAGTTTCCTTTCACAAATAATGAATTAATGGAATGAGGAGCAAAAACACACGTTTCTGGACTATATACCTTATTGCCTTTAATGAGAATATCTTTTTCTAATTCCATTCTTTCTCCGTCTATTTCATAAAAATTTTTATCATACCAAGCTGCGAAGTTTTGGAAATTATGCCAACTTTCATCTACAGTACATCCTTTATATGTTGGTCGCATTTTTTGGAATTTTTCATCGTAACACCTTCGCAACATTTCACTCCACGTTGCATATTGTGTTGTCAACATACCATTTATGTAAGGTTGATATTGACCTTTTCCGATATAACCAATTCCACATTTTACCTTATCATAATCACTTCTGACATCACTATTTGTAAACCTTTGCCATGTTGATTTTACTACTTCACCAGTTTCTAAAAATTCTACATAGATATCAAAATAACTATTATATTCAATTACCTTCATTGTCGATCCATACTTATTTAAACCAGCTTTTCCAACACGTATTTTCCCTAAATTTTTCTCGCCTTTAATTTTCATCACTTCCTTTCATTAAGTTATTTACTACACTATTTATATTATCAAATTAATTATTTATATGCAATAGTTTTTATCAAATTAATTTTATTTATTTTCAAATTTATATACTCAGACCACCATTAACATCGATCACTGCACCATTAATGTATTTACCCATATCACTTACAAGGAACAGGAAGGAATTTGCAATATCTTCAGCTTCCCCAAGTCTTTTTAACGGAACCATATTTTCCATATTAGCTAATACTTCTGGTGGCATTTTTGCAGTCATTGGAGTCCTGATAAAACCGGGAGCAACACAATTTGCAGTAATACCTTTTTTACCTAATTCTTTTGCCCATGTTTTAGTCATTGCAATTACTGCTGCCTTTGTGGCACTATAATTCGTTTGGCCGATATTACCTGATTCACCTACAATAGAACTTGTAGTTACAATCCTTCCAAATCCTTCATTTACCATATGAGGAACAACTGCTTGAGTACAATTAAATACTCCAGTTTGATTTACTGCAATTACTTGATCCCATTGTTCCTGTGTCATTTTAACTAATGTTTTATCCATTGTAATTCCAGCATTATTTATCAAAATATCAATACGTCCAAAAGTATGAATGACATCCCATACCATACTATCTACATTCTTACGATTAGTAACATCCACCCAAATAGGAATTGATTTATATTCACGATGCCACATTTCAGAATCATGATTAAGTTGCATTGGAATTGGAGTCTCATACATCTCATTAATTTCATCAGAAACTCTTTTAGCACCGTCCCAATTTGCATCGGCTACCACAACAACAGCACCTTCTTTTGCGAATAATTTAGCTGTAGCTTCTCCGATCCCTGATCCTGCTCCGGTTATAATTGCTATACGATTTTCTAATAACATAATTAATCCTCTCCTTATTTATTAATATATTTTTATCATAGAGGATATTCTAAGTTGTAAATAAAAGGTACATTTTAATGTGAAAAAGTTTGTGAATTTTTAAAATAAACCTTGATATAACATTGTTTCTAAGCTATATATTTTCACAAACTTTTTTAGTTAAGACGCTATTTGTTTCGTATTGTGTCTTAAAGCAAACTTAGTAAACGTGTAATATCTTCTGGTTTGTGTCCGTCATAAGGTGGAGAAAAAGCAAATTCCTTAACCTTGAACAAATCCCAATAATCTTTGTGATAATGATAGGTATAATTACCTTCTGGTGTCTCAATCCCCACAATGAAATAGTCATCAAACATTGTATTATCATCGTGTTTCCAAGATTTCCAAGCTCTATCCTTATTTTGATTGCAGATAATCGAAAATAACATCATTCGATGGTAATACAACTCATCAAACGTATGTGAACCATCATTAATTAAACCTATTCTTTCAACATCAAATTCAAATTTAGGCATTTTAACCTCTCCTTTTTAGTTCGCCTTTTAACTTCTAAGATTCATAAACAAATTCGAATGTATCTACATTGTTATCAATACTTGTTGGTAATCCTGTTAATTTTTCAATTAAATTTTCATTCGGATTATGTAAAACGAAATTTCCTTGTAATTGTTTTTCGTACCAGTAAGAATTAACTTTTACTTTAACTGGTACTTTACCTGTCTTTGTAAACATTTCATTCATCTTTTTAGTGATCTCTGTAAAGTTCATTTACTTCCCTCCTAATCTATTAATGTATTTGTTTTTGATATGATAAAGCATCAATCATTGCCATTTGTGTTTCTCCATCTTGACCATTCAATATTCCACAAGAAAAGCCGGTATCGAATGCCATCAAAGCTGCACGTATGATTTTCTCTGATGCTCCCATTGCAGTCAACGAATTTAAGTAAGTCTCTAAAACTTGCTCTCTATAATCCAATTAAACTACCTCCTTTAATTAAACGCAGGTATTAAACTACTTATTCCCCTCAAAAGTGTTAATACTGTAACTGTTGTAGTTGTGATAATACTTGTTGGACTAAAAGTCGTTATATGTACATCATGTTTCTTATGTAGATCTGGTGAAGGCATTTTTTCATTATGTATATCTTGAAACTGTCCGTTAATTTTAAGTTTTAAATCACTAACATCTGATTTAATTTGTAAATCCCGTAACTCAATATTATGTAATTCTTTTTGCATATTATGTATCGTATCATTTTGTTCAATGTTCAGTTTTGCTAACTCTTGTAATGCTAAATCATAATGGTGTAATTGCAGCAACATTAGTAAGATCAGAATTATCATTATTACTCTCCAGACCCATTTTCTGAACCGACTTTTCTTGTTTTGTTGTTGCAGGGGAATCACCTCCTTTCATATTTAATATTAATATATTTATATTTAACTGTCAATAATTAATTTAAAATCTCCGTTTTAATAAACCGAATTTTGCCTATTATACACGTACAACTGACCACTAATATTTTTCACAACCTGAATTTCCTCATTTTCAAATCTAAAAGCATTACTCACACCAGCCGGATTAAAGATCAATTTACCAAATACTTTACTTAACAATTTGTATTCATCTTCATTTAATTCTAGGTTATATGTAGTTGCAGCATTTTCTTTTATGTACATATGTCACCTCCTATTAAAATATTTCTTTTATTGGATAATATATCTATATGTAGTATGTTCAGTACTAACCTTATACTACATATAGATACAAATTATGTATTATTAATATAATTTATTTTAAAACTTATCAAATACACAAGGTTTAGCTTGTAAAATATCCTTCATAAATTCATGTGCATTCTCTTCTGTTAGATCAATTCCCATTACAAATTCAATTTCTTCTTTTACATCTTTAGGAATCATTGTAATGAGTGCTTTACCATACCCTAAACTGTGTATCATACTATTGAAAATCTTAGGATGATTTAATCTCATCCATTGCATATATCCAAATTTTACTGGTATTGGACATTGCATACAACCTGTACGTGGTGTGAATATGTCATATCCTAACTTTTTTAGTAAGATTGATTGTTTACGAGACACATTAAGTAACTGTTCCTTTTGTAATGAATCTACATTAACTTCATATTCAATTAATTCACTTTTATTATTATGTATTATTTCCTGATTATTTTCAGGATATTTCATTATGGTATTTTTATCGTATAATTCATTATAAGGTATATTTTCTTGTTTTACATAATCCCAAATATCTTCTTCTTTCATCCACATTATCGGTCTACAAGTAAATGCTTTCCACTCTGTAGAGGAGTAAAAATATTCTCCATCTCGAAGCCCAGCTCTTAATCGTTGTGTTGATTCATCTGCCCTTAGTCCATTTATTACTAAATCCCAATTATTTTCTTTAATTGAGCGTTTCATTGGTTCGTGTTTTAATGTGCCACAACATTTCTCAGATAAGGGTTGACCATTTCTTCTGTCTCCTTTACGAGTAAAGAAATAGGATGAATCTACACCTCCATGCTTTTCAATTACTTTCTTTAGTGGAATTTTTGGTTTACTAATGATTAAGTTTAAGTTCCAATCTTTACGTAATTGATTAGCGTATATCCTTACTTCAGGAAACTCATTCAATGTATCATTCCAAATAACTTGAATCTCACTTGGATCACGACCTAATTCAGCTAACGCTTTCCTAGTTATGTATAATGTAACAATTGAATCAATACCAAACGAGCAGCTTACAACTGGATTTTTAGACCGTTTTAGTGCTTCTTTAACTAATTCTATTCCCCAACGTTCTTTTTCGGTTAATGTTGAGTTGTGCCAGTTTCTATAGTGAGAATATCTTACTACACGTAATGCTCTTGTTTGCTGTTTCGAAACTTGATCCATATATAAATCTGAAACATTCAAATCTCCCATTTCATCAAAAGACATAACATCATATTTTTCAAATTGTTGCTTATGATATTTAGAAGTCTCTTTGTCTTTCAATTTATCATAACGTTTCTTTTCCTCATAATGTACGGTTGCAATTTTATCGTACTCTATCATCATTTCATAACTCATTTGAACACCCTTTCTAATTATTTATCTATTAAAATGAGAATTTTAATTGCTATGTGTTTCTGTCTTAAACATGAATATTAATATAATCAAAGACCACCAACTATGAGTAAGGAAAAACACTATTCCTGTCAAGGCTAAAACACCTAAGTTTATTAGAACCAGTGCAGTATTTGAATTCATGATCAAACCTCCTTATTTACTTAATTTCAATTAAAACGAAAGTTTTATTTTGATTAATTTGTTCGTACTATGAATTAAATTTTTATCACTTCAACCTCTTTCATATCTTTAACCGCAAACGTTCTTTCGGCTAATTTATCCAAATCAAAGGCTCTTATCATCATTTGATAATCAGTGTGAAATTCAGTCTTGCCAAAGAAAAACTCTTTGACAATAGCCTTTCTTACACCCATTACACCTTTCCAGTTTGTATATCCAAACTCTATTAAATCGCCTTCTTTAACCGTACAATACATTTGTTTCACTCCTTCGCCTTTTCGTTCAAAGGCAAAATTCAAATTTTATTCACTTATTAATCCAATAATTTTTTATCATCTAATTCGTTATAGGTACTTTCAATTCGTTTATTTGCAACCTCTATGTATTTCGATTCTGTTTCAAAACCAATGAATTTCCTATTATTTTTTAAACATGCAACAGCAGTAGTACCACTTCCCATAAACGGATCTATTACTAATTCATCTTCCTTAGACGAAAGTTGAATCATTGTTTCCATTACATCTACAGTTTTTTGGGTTGGGTGTTTTCTTTTTAAATTGTGTTCACTTACTTTTAACCAATCCCAATAATCAGGAAGTCTATATAACCACTCTTTAGGTTTTTTACGTTTATCTTTCATATATACTTCACTTGGTTTTAAAATTTGCGTTTCTTCAAAAGGTCTACTTCCCTTTGTAGCAAAAATAGCATATTCATTTTGTGGCGAAAAAGAAGATTTTAAATCACCTATTCCTCCTTTCATAGTTCTCGGTATTGTAATTATATTTTTTATTTTCCAATATTTTTTAATCTCTAATATAAATTCACCTAAATATTCAGCACTTGAAAAACAATATAAATGTGAATCGTTTTTAGTTATTCTGTTTAATTCTAAAAATAAATTTTCAAGCCAATTTAAGTTATTGTCATTATCAATCTTTTCAAAAGTATTGCTCCAATTTGACTTATAATCTTTCCCATATGGAGGGTCAGTTGCTATTAATGAAATTGACCTACCAGGTATTAATTTCATCCCCTCGATACAACTCATTTGATAAATTCTATTAATCTCTAAGCTTCCTAATATTTCTTTACTCATTTTTACCTCCTAAAACATAATAAAACTCAAATTTTATTCATTAATTAATTCAACTAAAATAGAAGATACCGTCATGCTGTCGTTGTTTCTGTTTAGAATTACATAGGCTTTTCCATCAATATATGACTTGTCTTTGATTACTTTTAAAATTTCTACTTCCTCATTAAATTCAAAAGTAAATACATCATCTTTGTCAATATTTTGTATTTTACCATCTTCTACTTCATCCCAATCGAGTTCTAACAAGTCAAATCTATTTTTCAAAATACCTTTCATAACATCACTTCCTTAATAAAAGAGAATTTTTATCTACTTATAAAAATCTAATAGATTTTACACTGTCTATTGTGAATGATTTACCATCAAATGACACTTCAACCTTTGTTCCATAGTGTTCAAATTTTATGCCACATAGTTCATTGTCGTAAATCAACTTTAAAATACTAAACACTTTTTCTTTAAATTCTGTAGCTTTAACAGTAGGTGTATATTTAAAATCAACTCTATGACCTTCGTATCTGTACCCTCTTAAATCCATTTATAATTCCTCCTAATTTTTATTTAATAAAATAGATTTTTTATTAATTACAGTCTTTTAACAATTCTTTTAGCAATTCGTATCTACCATAAACTTGACCATGTTCATAGCCTAAATTATATGCATCATCAAAGTTTCCACCACTTGCATCCATAGGATTAAAATCTTCCCATTCAGATCCATATACTTCTTCAATTTCTGCAATTTCATCCTCAAATTGTGCGATTAATTTTTCAATTAGTTTTTTCATTATCTTAATCTCCTTAATAAAAAAGTATTTTTATCTATCTCGCCACCATGAATCTTTATCGGCAGGTTCTTCTTCGCCCTTCCACCAACTATCTTTATCTGGCATATCGTCACCTCATAAAAGTATTTTTATTCAATTACTTCTAATTCTGCAAATACAAGTTGCAATAAGAATACATCTAATTCAAATTGCGTAGAAAACTTCAAGTCTATTTCTCTTGGGTACTGTTTAATTTTTACTTTTAAACCTTCAACTTCTACTTTGATATTATTCATTATTATTTCCCCTTAATAAAAGTAAGATTTCATTTAATTAATTCCCTTAAATCATAAATATCCTTGCAGCTAACCATCTGAGCATAATCTTCACGATCAGATTTACTTCCACCTGTAAAATTTTTATCAATAAATTTTTGGATTCCTTGTTTAAGTAATTTATTTTCCATTTCTAAATACTTAATATAATTTTCTATAGATGATTTAGAAAATGAAAATCCTATCTCATTGCTAATCTCAAGAGCAGATTTTTTATTATTCATTTATTCACCTCCATTAAAAACAACATTTTAAATGTATTTTACTTTTGTTTTAATTAGTTTTAATTCATTCAATTCTTCATTCGTTAATGATCTTTTATTTATCAATATGCTATGTCTTCCATCATGATAGATTTGTATACTAAAAACTTCATCATAAAAATAATCAAATATTGAGTAAACTTCATAATCATACATGCTATATTTGTATTGAAAATGTTTTAAGAACATTTCTTCACCTCCCTCAAAAACAACATTCTAATGACTAAAATTAAAGAAATGCTCCTTCTTTATGTCTTTTAGAGTAGCTTTTAAAGTTAGGAATCATAAAATGACCAACTACTTCACATTGCCATCCATCTTTTTTCATAATTTCTTCATGCAGAATGGCTTCTTCTTTACTATCGTAGACATATTCAATAACCGTTTTCTTACCTAAAATTTTCATCATTTCACTCCTTATAAAAACTATCTTTTATTTACTTTCCTTGTTTATGTATTCAATTATTTCATTTACTTTTCTTATAATATCTTCATTATTTGGTCTACGACCTAAAATATTTCCATATTGATCTGTAAAAATTATATCTTCTAGTTTTTCTATCATGACCATTCTCACCTCTAAGCATTATTTTTTTAATTTTCCATCCCAAGCTGCAAATTGTTTTAATCCTTTTTGATGATTTATTTCATCATTTCGTTCTTGAATTATTTCATCCTCATATTCTTTAACTACTTCTTTTGCTAACTCAACGTATTTTCCTATCCAATCTTTATAATGATTCCATCCTGAATTGTATGTATATAATTTTTTATGTTTGAAAAATATCTTATTAGGATTGTACTTATAAATTACTACTTCCCATGAATACATACCTAAACACACATATTTTTGATTGACGGATACTTTGTACTCATCTAATTTTCCTTGAACTGGAAACTTACTTATCATTTACTTTCACCTCGTTCCCCCAATAAAATAACTCTTTCATATTGAATTATTTGCATTTTTTAGAGCAACAATTTCACTTTCTAACTCCCTAATTTGTTTACTTTGCTGCGAAGATCCTTCAATCCACATATTTCTGTCTTGAAGCAATTTAAAATTTTCATTGATTAATTTCTCACGATGATTTAAAACTTTATCATATAAATCACTTAATTGATTTAATTCTTCTTGTTGCTGTTTAACGGTTTCAATAAGCCAATCAATATCTTCTTTAGTTAAATTGAAATCATATTCCCAAGACATATATTTTTCTTTTATACCATATAATTTATCCACTTAATTCATCCCCTTTTATAATAAAACCTGACTTTTATTTGTCAATAATTTCAACTTGCTCAGTAAAAAACCATACATTTTGTGTAATATTGAGGGTAAAACGTATTTCTACTAATACAGCTTTAGGTTCTACCTGTATAATTTTGCCTATCATTCCCCAATAAAAATTTGTCTCATCAATTATTTCAACTTTTTTACCTAGCACATAACCACTCCTTTTCAATTAAATTCGGAATTTTAATTAGTTATAAACTTATTTAACCATTCTTCTATTTTTAAATATCTATCATATGTATACTTAGGGTTGTCTTGGATGTACCATTCATCCCAATCTTTGGTTCGTTTACTACCATTACAGCTTTTACAAGCCAATACACAATTATCAATTCTGTCTGAACCATTGTTATAAGCGTGATCTTTATGTAATCTTTGATTATACAATTCTAATGACTCTTGCTCAGTTAAACCACAATACATACATGAATCATTTGCATATTCATATAATTCATTTAATTCTTCATCAGATATATTATGTGTCTTATGTATGTTTCTTTCAATTTGATATTCTCTTACTCTATCTTTATTTTCTTTTTGCCAATTTGATAAATAGGTTTTCTTAACATCTTTATTTTTAGTATCAAGAGTTTTTTGCTTATCTAATAACCTCATTCTATTATCTTGATACCACTCTGCTTGACTCTCTTTCTTTTGTTGCTGATTATTTACAGCCCATTTTCTTGATCTCTTTTTAGTGCATTCTTTACAATAAGGGTTAAATCCATCTGAACTTGATTTATTTTTGTAGAAATACTCATTGTTTAATGGAAATATTTCTAAACAATCCTTACAAACTTTTTTATCCAATTTATCACCACCTTTTAAAATTCACGTTTTAAATTAATTCCAATAATTCATATATACTTAACATTAGATTATAAGAATTACCATCATCTTCTTCTACATATAAAATTACTTCACCATCAATGTCTACTCCTTCGATTACCGCATACATACCATGATAATCGATTTCCATTCCACTTAAATCACTTTCAAATTCTTCAATTTCCTGTTCCACTACTTGAATTAATTTTTTCTTTTCAATGATTTGTTTTATTAACCATTGTCCATTTGTCATTATTTTTCATCCCCCTTAAAACTCACATTTTAAATTATTTACTTAACTGCCATCTTTGATATTGACTTAAAATAGTCGCTCCATCCATAATCATATCGTCAGTTTTAGCCATATATATTTCACCAGACTTATTAATCTTAAACTCTGCTAAAAAATCAATCCCATTCTCTCTACACAAAACTTCAATTACATCAATTAATGGTTTAATTTTTAATTCAAATTCTTCAGTATTCATTCTATTTCTACTCCTTTTTATTTAATATAATGAAAATATAATTTTATTCTAATCTATGTATTGAATATCCGAATTAACCACACTAGGATCAGCAATGACAGCTTCCAAGATGCTTTGCATTACTCCTGCGCATGCTGTAAATCCTTGATTTGAATACTTAATTAATCTTCTCATTGTTGCTACACCGTAGGTCATTTTATGTAAGGCCAATCGTTTTCTAGCTACATCCCATAATGAATACTTACCACAAATTAAATCTTCACCATCATATGCAAATTGAGTAATTGTAAAATCAAATGAATCCAAAAGATCCTCAACTGTATTGTAATAACCAATCTTAACTAACTGAATAAGTCTTGGTTTATCTTTAATTTTAATTTCAAATGTTTCTTGGTGTTCTGTTTCAGATATTTTCTTTACACCTTTTGATTCTAGTTTTATTTTAAATGTCTTTAATTCCACTTCATTTTTAAAGAAGAAATCAAAGTCAGATGTTAATAGATCATGAATTAATGTTCTTCTTAATGCTCCTCCAGCTAACCAAACTTTATCTTTATCAAGTTCAGGTAGCTCTTTTAGGACTTGAAATATTTCCATTTCATCAACATCATTATTAAATCTACTTAAAAAATCCTTAAAATTATATCTTTCCAATCGTTTTCAAGCTCCTTTTATTAATTTATTTTCTAATCAAATCGATGTTTTATTAAAATTTAATCAAGGTAATCAAAATCATCAATTTCTATTTCTGTATCCCAAGGACTATCGCAACTTTCATCCGGTAGTTCAATGACATTTATTTCATCACTAAAATCTTCGAGGATAAAACTAATGTCAATTGCAGCTTGTGCTTTCATTTGGGCTTTATCGAGAAATCTATTTAGTTTATCCTCATTCATATCATCAGGGATTTCGATAACCATTTCTCTTTGGAATTTTAATGTTTCCTGAATATTCAATTTAACTTTTTTCATTATATCTCCTCCATTTAAAATAAACTTTTTAATGTATATTTTGACTCGAAATACGTATCATTGTTTTTCTAATGAGTTCACTTTTGCGTTCAATTTAATGACTTCCATTTTTGATTTACCTAGTTCTTTTTCAAGATTCATAATCTCTTCGTATCGTCTTTCAAGCCTATCTAATAAGCGTTGATTTTCTTTCTCTAAGTTCTGAATTAACTTTTCATACCACTCCATTTTTACACCTTCCTTACGACATAATTTCTTTCTTATGTACATTAAATCAATTCTTTTAATTTATATTATATGTAACTTGAATATTACCTTTTAATGGTCTTTTTAACACAAATCTACCGTTTGTTACTTCATAATCTATATCTTCAATTAAGAAGCGATCCTTTTTCCAAAATTCCCACCATCGTTTATCCGGTTCAAAATATACTTTATATATTAGAATTCACCCTCCTCCATCTCAATTTCAGCAATCAATAAATGAATACTTGATAAAACATATTCTTTTGCGTGGTCTAAGTCTCCAACAGCCAAACGCTTGTTGTTATTCTCTAATTGATCCAAGGATCTCTTGCAGCTTTCAATTGCTTTCTGGATGCGTAAATTTGGATTCATTTAATATTGCCCTCCTTTGCTATATCTTATAGGTTAATATTAACTTAATTTTATATTGGCGTCAATTATTATTTGTATATTTATTTTTAAAATTTAAATAAAAAAGACATTCATAATCAATACAAAGATGAATGTCTGGATGAAGTTTATTCCCCATTTTGGGAATCCCATTTTGGGGATAGATAAGTTTGAAAAAAATTAGTTATTCATTTTCTTTAGTTTTTCAATAATGAGTGATACATCAATTCCTGCATGATCAAGATTCATTAGAAACAATTCTTGACTTCGATTATCATTATAACCAACGTTATACGGTGCATTCCAAAATCTAGGTTCTTTAAAGGAAAATAAACATTCATCTTTATTCCATTCAATCACATTCATTTTCAATAATTTGTCTATCTCATTTTTAATTTTTCTCTCTGATATTCCAGCAATAGCAAAATCTTTAAGTTTGGGAATGTAGGCTGTTTCTTTCCCATAATTGTAAGAAAAAGTCATGATAAACATAATGATTACCATTTGTCTTTTAGTAAAGTCATGTTTTAAAATTTCACCACGAATTAGCAGCTCCTTTGCTGTCATTTCAATGTCCTGATGGTGATTTATTAATACATCATAAAGAAAATCTTTGTACACTTTCACTGTACGTTCGTAAGTATTCTTTGCCCAAGGCAATTTTTTACCTCTTTTCTTTTATGTTATTTTAATGAAAATGTTAACATACCTTAATGAAAATGTAAAATTTTTATGTTACTATTTACATAATAGTAGTTACTGTCAAATTGCAACTTTGGCCACTGATGTTTCTTGCTTAGTGGCTTTTATTTCTGTTTGAATTACATCTTTCCCATCAATCAAAAAACTATTAATCATCATTCTTTCTAAGATATCACATACGTGTAATGTATGTACACTTCCGTCACTTAGTACAATTTGTAATTTGGCATCGATAATATTTTCTTTGCTGAATTTAATTAAAAAATCAGTTAAATTCAAATCCGTTTCCTGTAATACATACAACTTTAATTCACCCTGCACTTCATTTGCCATTTTGCACTCCTCCAATGTGATGTGTGATTTAATATACCAAATTACTCTATATGTTTACAGTATGATGCATCACTTCTTCTATAGAATATATGTTCGCTTTTTTGTTCGTAATTATATTATAAAACAGAAAATACCCGTTTACAATCAAAGAATTAGAAAATTTTTCTTGCTTTACTACTTAGGAAATTGGTAAGATATCCATATATAAATTTCAGTGCCATTAGGAGGATTTTCCGATGACAAAAGTAATTATCGGAAAATGCTTACTTCCTCAACTACTTAGACAATCACATATGACCCCAATGGATCTTTCTGTTAAAACAGGCATATCAATCCATCAACTAAGTGCATACATAAACAACAAACGTAAAATGTCACTGGGTACAGCCATAATAGTTGCAATGACTTTAAAAACAACTGTTGACCGTTTGTATGAATGGGAAATCAAGTAGGAAGTAAGCTAGGACAATCGATTCAATTCTTTTGTCCTAGCTTCAACTTAACTACTTGCTTAACTTGGTTACTATTTTACTATAAAAATTTCCTTTTGTCATTGTCTACTTTTGTCGTATTATGACATTATTTATAGTAATTTTGGAAATTAAATTAATCTGTAATTTCAACTTCGTATGTAATCATCGCTTCATATAATTTTGATGGTATCTTATTTTTATATTCATCGGCTATTTGTTTGATTAATTGTTCTTTATATACCTTATATGCTTGGAATGCTTCATTAGGTGTACTATGAAATCCTAAGTGTTTATCTTTTTTATTTCCATCACTGCATTTTGAAGCATATTTTGAAGCTCGTTTATCAAAATGAACTCCCAAAGGTAAATTTCCTCTTTTCATTTCGCTTTTTAAAAATAAATTATTTATACATTCAGGAACAAAAACACAATTTTCAGGTGAGTATCTTTTATTACCTCTTATCAATATATCTTTATCTAGACACATTCTTTCTCCATCAATTTCATAGAAATTCTCATCGTACCAAGTTGCAAAGTTCTGGAAGTTATGCCATTCTTCTGTTACTTCGCAATATTTATATGTAGGACGTTTTTCTTGATATTTTTCATTGTAGCATCTCATCAACATACTTTTCCAAATTAAATATTGAGGAGTAATCTTACTATTTATAGATACTTTATATTTACCTTCTCCAATATAACCGACACCATAAACTGTTTTATCAAATACATTTTTTATCGCCCCTCTGATGAATTGTTGCCATGTGGCAGGTACTAAATTTCCATGTTCAATAAATTTAACCAATATATTTTCACAATGGTTATATTCCATAATCATCATTTTTGATCCTAGTTTATTTTCACCAATTATACCAACTCTGTCCTTTGTTGAAATTTTCCTTCCCATAATTACCTCCTATTATTAAACGTAATTAATTAAAAACTATATTCACCACCTTCATAATTATTAAATATAATTAATTATTTTATATAATGGAAAACTTAATAAAATAATTAAGTATGCTTAATAAACTAGATTATCCACCTATTGTTGAATAATAATTAAGTACATAAAATTTACGAATATTTCTACCCCACAACATTTCAATTAGTATTTATATATTTTGTTTTATATGTAATTCAATATCCCTAGTGCCGATAGGGATATTTTTTATTTTCCCATTATTATTATTACCTCTTTTGTATTACTACATCGATTCCGTAAAGTTCTTTAATATTTTCTTCGTTTATGAATTCTTTCATTAAATATGTGTTGTAGTATGAATAACCATTATTATCCAGCTTAGAGAAATTGTATTTTTCCCCTATTTTAGCAAGCTGATCATACCCTAAAACCCCTTCTTCTTTAAAAATATCAACTGCCATTTTAATCATACCTGATTGCTTAATGGCGTTAGGTGTAAAGTATTCAAGATCTAATATCTCTTTTAACGCATGTATACGTGTATATAACATTGACATACCTACCATTTGACCTTCAGTTGCTCGTGGGCTTTTTGTTGTTTTAAATACATATACCGATTGTAACAATTCTCGTTCATTGAAATCTTTTGTTTTTGGATTGTAATTATAATATGTCTTTTCGTTAATTGTTTTCTCTAAATACTTAATACATTCATCACTAATTTCAACCTTTTGTCCACGTTCTTTAATATAAACAGTTTTATTTTCAAAATCTATATCTGATACTTTAAGTTCCCTTAATTCACTAAACTGTTCACCGAGAAGTCCCTCAAATATGAGAAATAAAAAACTTTTGTCCTGTGCATTGTGTAAAATTGGGTCTTCTAATAACTCTAAGAATTCATTAAAACTAAAGTGTATTTTCTTGCTCTTATCTACATACTTATCATAAAATTCATCATCTACACCTTTAAGTGGATTAATATTGCTATTTCTGTACCCATTTTCCGTACAAAATGTTAGATACTGACTAATAAATCTACCAGTTGATTTTGCAACATTTTTATTATAAGGATTTGTATTTTCTATACATTTACCTAATTCAGTTAAATTCATTTCATATAAATCTTTTTCTAATACACTTTCCACCAGTTCCGTTTTAGCAAATACATTTCGAATTGTTGCCTGAGTTTGTTCATTGTCATAATTAGAAAGAAATCGCTCTTTAATTTCACCATTATATAATTTACTCATTATCAATCATCCTTATCTTTTGATTTCAATACCTATATTTAGTTTATCAAAATATTCTCTAATAGCTTTTCTCGTTTTATTTGTATCTGTTATATTCCCTTTTTCGTCTAACACACCTAGTATTGTCCATGCTTCTCTGCTAAAGTCTATATTTTTAATTATATTTCTTACTTGTTTTGCTTTAATTTTATTTTCATACATTCTTCTAGCTAGGACTATATACCCAATAAACATATTATTGTCATTTATTAATGAAGTTTTTCGTGTTTCTTCAATATTATTTATAAATTCTTCTGGATAAGATCCAATAAGGAAGTCAAAAAATTCAACCAAATAATCTCCAATATCCATTGCATCTAATTTTGTTTCCATTTTAAACTGTTCATCTATACTATCGGAAAGGACGTTATACGTACAAAGTTCTCTATTCAATGAATGTATACGATTAGTTTGAGATATGCGACCTTTTAATTCAGATTCTTCTTTTAATTGTTGAACTACATTATCACTAAATCTATTTGCTTCAAGTTCCTGAATTCTTGTTTTAGATACAGGGTTTGATTTACTGATCTGTGCCATATATTGCTGCGCTTTTTTCGTATTATAGTTGGTTAGAAGTACTGCAAAATTAAATTCTAACTCAGGATTAATTTGAAGAGCGTTCCTAGCACCTGTTATCCGGTGAAAACCATCGGTTATACTTATTCTAGTTCCTTTTGTAACAGTTAACTCCATATTTTTACTATCATAAATTAATTCTTCACCAGAAGGATCTTCTGTGCTTCGTGTTTCACAGTTAAAGACTAATACGGTCGGAACCAAAGTATTGGATAGAAGATGTTCTGAAATCTCCTTCACACTGTTTTTATTAAGTGTAGGTTCAATAATAATCTTATCTTTCCTTTTAACAAATTTAGCTTCACGCTGCGTTTCAAAATTATAATAAATTAAATTGTTATCCAACAGTTTGTTGATCGTTTGAATACTCATAGTTACCATATAAGCACTACTACCAACTACAGTTGCATTTGTAAATGTTAAAGGGAAACTCATTTCATTTTCTTTATACTCTAAACTTCCACTAAATTGTCGGGCTTCCTTAAATTCAACATCTGTAAAATAATCTTCTGGATTAATTGATAAATCTCCAGTCTTTGCGAAAATCTGTTCACTGAATAGAAGAAGTTCCCGAATGTCTAACTCAGGAATCCTTTCTTCAGGATCATTCAACCATCTCTGAACATCTATTATATCGTACGTAGCTAAGTGTTTCTTTATGTCGTTAATGTCACGTTTTTTAGTCTTAATCTTAGATGAATTAATTACTTTAATTAAATTTTCTTCTAATTCTCTTCTGTCTTTTTTCATAAATTTTCCACCTCTTTAAAGTATAATAATCCCCATACTTATCTTTAATAATAAGTTCTATAGATAATTTTGTAAATAAAATTGTTTATTATTTTGCACTTAAAATCTCATTAATTTTCATGTTCAAAAGTAATTGTGTATCTTTCTTTAGTTCATCAATAGCTTTTAATAATGTCTCATGATCAACTTTCTTATATAATTCATTATCAATCTTGCCAGCACTAGAGACAGCACCTATTGCACCATAATTCTCATGTTCTATATATATTTGTGTTGTAGTTATATTTTTATGTCCGGCTGCTCTTTGAGCTTCTAATATATCTTTAGTTACCCTAAACCGAAATGTTACACCTGCTTTTCTTATACTATGCCACACAATTTTCCGTTCTGGATTAATTTTATAAAACTCCCTGTACCGTTGCATCATCTTATCAATTGCTTCTTTAGTAATACCTTCAAATACTTTGTCTGAATCCCCTTTGATAGTTAATAACTCATTATAAAGTTCATTTGATATCTCAGCTCGAAATTCATGATTACCTTTATCTATAGCTTTTAATATTATTCGATTATCATCAACTATAAAATCTGACCATTTCAATCTTAATAAAGCTGATTTTCTAATGCATGTATCTAATGATAAAAGAACCAAATATTTCTTCACTTCTTTATTATGTTTCTCATAAGTCATAATCCAATTAACCATATCCACCATTATTTCATTAATACTAAGTACCCCATAATGATTATCTTTTTCTTTTTCTGAAGTAACCAATTGTAAAAATGATATATCCTTAACTAACTTCTTTTTAGCTAAATACTTAATGAAGTTTTTAATGGCCGATAATTTACGATTTAAACTTTTGTTTTTATAAGTGTATTTACCATCAGAACTTCTCATATCAAGAATCTTTTCTTTGAATTCCTCTAAGTCTTCCTGAGTAAATTGTAATTCATCATATGTTAAATACTCTAATTCAGATCCTTCAGTTTTATCTCTAACTAATCTTAAGAATAACCTTACATCTGTTTCATAAGATATTTGTGTTTTGGAAGTTTCCCCTTCATATATATCTTCATAATCCCGGTTATTACGATTAAGTTCACGAAACCACCCTTCAATAATCTCATAAATTTTAGTACTTTCATTTTCAAATTTAATTACTTTCTCAGCAGCTCCCATCCTAAATCACTCCTCTCAATTTTAGATCCTTTTCCAATATTATTTTTATTTGTTTAATTTCACTCAACATCTTTTTCTTTTCAAAATCGCTCATTTTCTTTGAGTTTCGCTTAAAGAATCCTAGCAGGTCATTTAACATTTTATTCTCATCTCCTTTATATTATACCACATATTATTATATTTAAACGTATTTATTTGTATATTTATCTTTAAGGAAAGTTTAACATCATTCCAAGAATTTGTAAAGTAAAAATTGGATTGTTCTCTGAATATTTTAGACAAAATAAAAACAGCCCATCAACAGGACTGTTAAAACTTATGTTTCATTTGTATGTATTATTAAATATTGTAAAAACTAAATATACATCTTAGTTAACGGAGTGATTAAGTCCATGAAAAATAATTCAAACACGATTATTGGTTTAGGTATATTCTCATTGGCATTAAGCAGCGTATTTTCCGTTGTAATTATCCGGTTATTATGTAGTATTAAGCAATGAATTCTCTAATTGCTTCATTAAACTGATCTTTACATTCAATGTTACTGATATGAGCACAATGAAATATTTTAACTACTGCGTGAGATATTAAATACTTTAAAGCCCACGTATTGACGATAGGAGTTGTAATATCATAATACCCACCTATAATAAGTGTTGGTTTATCAATTTGAGTTAAAGTATCAGTATAGTTACAACCTAGAGGAGCTTTTGCAGCTTCAATATATTGATCGGATATGTAAAACGCTTTTGTTACTTCTTCTATGTATTTCGAATTATGTAATGATTTATTTACAATACGGTCAACTAATGTTTCTTTACTTATGTTTAAGTATTTTTCTGAAGCATTTACAATTTTATTACCTATAATTGTAGGAATTGCAAATGTAGTATTGCACAGGATTAAACCTTTAATAATTTCTGGTTTTTGTTTGTATATTTCCATCGTAACTAGGCCACCAAGTGATAAACCGCATAAGTAAACTTCACTAATATGTAAGTGATCTAATAATTCAATTACATCTGCAGCATAAGTTTGAAGTGTTATTTCCCCTTCAATATGGCTTTCTCCATGCCCTCTCAAGTCAACAGCAATCAATCTATATGTATCTGATAATTCACTTAGTTGTGGCTCCCACGATCCTTTATGACTTCCTAGCCCATGAATAAATAGAATCGGTGTCCCTTTACCTATATCTATATAATTTAACATCTTTTCCCCTTTCATATTCAATTATTTGTATTTAAAATTGTCCTTTTATTTAATATCTAAAAACGTTTCTCCTCTTAACAATCTCTTTAAAATCCCTCTGTATCCTTCATTAAGTGAATGCATTTTGATTAATCCTTTAATATTTGGATAATCAATCGTAGATAAATCTGTATCTTTATATATTTTCATATCATCCCAAATGAAGTTAATTTCATAATCACTGTAATCTAATTCATCATCTTCTGGAACAATTTGCCTATACGTATTTTTCTTTTGAGATTTATAAAATACGCAAATTTCCATGCAAAAATGGACGTATTCGCTAAATTCTTTACATGTTCTTATTAATATATTAGTATTTTTTTGTGGATGTTCCATGTAGTAAGTAAAATAATCAGAGAAAGTCCCATCTTCTCTCGGTAATTTAGCATATGTAAAATATATTTCTCGTTTATCCATATTACTCCCTCCCTAATAAAATGTTCATTATATTAGATATCTTCTTTCCCTAGATTGGTATAATACTTTTTATTAAATTCAATGATCATATTTTGTAATTCTCGGTCAATACTATCTTCAATACATTGCAGGTATTTCTTTTTAGCTTCTTCAAAACTCTTTGCACTAAGGATAACTTTATTAAATAAATGTGTATCTAAATGAAATTCAAAAATATCTTTTCCACTTACAATAATTTTCATTAATTTTACCTCCATAATAAAAGAATCATTTTAAGCCATCTAAAGTTATATTTTTCAATTCATAATCCTTGTTATATTCACCTGAAATTACAGTTCCTTCATTCACTGTTTTGAACATTTCTTCAGATATTTCAAATGTTGCTTTAGTATCCCCTTTTTGAACTGTTATGTAATAATCAGTTGCAGCACGGGCATAATCTTTAACATCCTTATTTATAACTTTTGCATCTTGGACACTACCAATAAACTTTTCAGGTTGTTCCGAGCAAGCGGTCAATGAAAATATTAATATAGGTATAATTAAAAACTTTTTCATTGTTTTCAACTCCTTTAAAACTCAGCTTTTATGACATAATTTGTTTCGTAATGCGTCATAACTATTTTCTTTCCAATGCTACTTTTGCATAGTTATAAGGTGTTTCCAAAGCTGTTTCTCTAAAATAAAAAGGTGATTCCATTTCAATGATTTTTTGCAATGCTTTTTCATATCGTTCAACCTTTTCTTTTAGTACATTTCTTTCATCAACAACATTAGACCAATCTTGCCCCAACTGTGTTAAACATCTTTCTAAGCGTTCATTTTCTCTAAGTAATTCACCAACTTTGAAAGCCATTTTAATATGCTTTTCTATGTCCATTTCTTCTGTATCTGCAAATTCATTGCAGTAATCATCAAACTGTTTTTTCAATAAATCAAAACTCATTTTTCCACCTTCTTTTAGTACATCTTTTATTTCAAATATTCATTACTTGTTATGTATAATTGTTTCTGTTATGTTAGTTATTATAGTTTGTTAATAATCGCATATATGCCAATGTCATCTCTTTCACAATATGTCTGTTCTTCTTAGGTGTAAAAGTGTCCTTCTTTAAATCCAAACATGCAGATCCTGCAGCAAATTTTCTATATTCCTTCTCCATCTGTCGCTCTTTTAAAGACACTACATTACTCATTTGTATCACCTCCAAAAGAAAATATATTTACTAATATTAGTTTACATTATTATCCCCTAACTTTCAATACTTTTATTAAATTAATTATAAATAAAAGGCAGATTTTATTCTGCCTTTAGGGATCATACATTAAATTCGCTCTCAGTAGTTAAATTCAAGAAAGGTAATAACTCCTCATTAATGTCGTATCCGCATGTATTTTCCCATGTAGAAATCCCCTGTTCTAACTCTGCTGCGAACCTCTTCATTTCTTCGAGTCTCATTTCTAATCTTTTATTCATTAATGAGTTTGTCATTATTAACCTCTCCCTTTTTCGTCCAATTTTTATATTATTAATTTTTGGATTAGTTCCCTAAAAATACTAAAGGCACTGTAGAGAATTAACTCCACAATGCCTTTGTGCTTGAGATATTATTTAGTTATATGTAATGTTTATTCGTTGGTGCTAAATTAATTGCGCTATGATAAGATCATCCACCCGGCTTAGGAATTAATCCCATTACAAAACCGTGATGCATTTCTCCCATTAATAAATATCCACCAACTACAGCAACTGCTACTGCTAAAGTTAAAACTAAACCTTTTTTCATTTCCTTTTCACCTCCTCTCAAGCTACATTCATGGATATCATTGCTGAAATAACTTCTTGGTTGTATCCATTTTTTATTAATTCAATCTTAGCTAAATTAGCCAAGAATAAATCCTTAATTTTGATGTATCCAATCATAGAAAGTAATAATTTATTGTCATTCTTTGCACTATAACCCTCTAAATAAAGTCTAAATTCAGGTGTTAAATCGAAGTCATCTAATGAAATATTCCCTTTTTTAACTTGATATAGTGCTTCACTACTGACATATTTATGTTTTATCTCTTTATCCCAGTAAACTTTAACAAATTCTATTTCTTCTCTAATCCATTTAACATCATGTTCTCTGTCATTATAAAGTTCAATTGATTTTTCATAACAATCCATTGCATTTTCAAATGATGAGAACATGTAAGAATGACCTTTTAAGTAGTAAGCATATGCCTTAAAACCGTTTGCCGCATTTGAATTAATAATCCAATCACAACATTCTCTGGCAATTTCAGGCTTATTATATGCCTTTAAATAAGTGTATGCCTTAACTTCATTTACCCTAATTAAAAACATTTCTTTAATGAATTCATTTTCAATCAATTTAATATCTTCTTCAAGTTCTTTTAACATATATTTTAAACGATCATAATCTCTAATTTCAAAATAACAATAATTTATTAAAATACTTTTATAAACTTTCAATTCTGGAAATGTTACATGAATTTCACTAATTTCTCGAATTAATTTGTTATACTCTTCATATGAAGTTGCAAATTTGTATTTATATTGCATTCTGTAAATTTTAGCGTATTCCTTGCTCTCTTTATTTGTACACTCTTCCATTCGGTCTAATAGATTATTAAACGCTTCATATTGTGCATTACTGATAAAGTATTCTAATAAGTTTCTAGCTGTTTCCCAATTCGGATTAATTTCTTTTGAGTAATGAATCATCATTTCAATTGAATCTTTACCAGCTAAATGATTAACAAGTTTAATAACTGATTCAAATTTTTCAAACTCTTTTTTCTCTGTACGAACAACTTTCATTAGGGCGCTTCCTGAACTATAACCAGTTACTTTTGCAAGGATTTCACTGTAACCTCTAGGTTGTTTTGCTACCTCATTCATGATCCATTCTTTAAAAGTTAAGTTATTTTTCAATCTGCATCCACCCTTTTCAGTAGTATCGTGTTTCTATACCTAAATATTACTACAATTTGTACTCTTTGACAAGTACTATTTGTATATTTATATTTAAAATTTTTAAATAATTTTTTCAATTATGTATTTTACATATATAAACTTCGATCTACTGTACATGAATAAGATATAAATCCTTCTCTAAATATAATTCTCACTGAATCACCAAATTCTTGTTTTAACTGTCTCCATGCCGCTAGTTTTTCCTTTTTAGAATCATATGGAATACACCCTTTAATTACGAGCATATTATCTTTAATGTTCATTATTAATATCTCCCTTATTAACTTATTTATATTTATGTATTAGGGAACCGAAATATGATTCCCTTTTAAAACCATTGTTTTATTTACCGTTAAACATAATTAACATTTCTTTTCTTGCTTCCCTAGCATCCTCTTCTGTTTCATACACACCAAAATTTTCAATAAATCCCTCATTACAGAAAAAAGCTAAAGCAAATTCATCAAAAAGGTTAGGCTGTATTTCAATAGAAAATGGTTGCAATAATTTAATAATAGAGTTCTTATGGGGAATTGTACTGGGTATATCTAAAATTTCTTTAATATAATCATACGTAACTTCTCTAAATTTTTCTTGTGTTTCATATAAGTCTTTTTCCACACTTGCTTTTGATTGTTGTAACATTAATTCTCTGTTTTTTAATTCTATTTCTCCGTAGTCTCTTGGTATCCCTTTTTTATTTTCAATTTCATATAAACTATGGTTTATTATTTCTAAATGCCTACTATATTCTTTTTTTCTGTTTTGTAATATAAGGATTTTATTACTTAATTCCTCTAAGTTTCCCACTATATCATTAATTCCAAGTAAAAAATCTGAACTTACTTTAAAAATATTGCATATTCTTACTAAAACATCTAGCTTCGGATCTCTGTCTCCATATTCAATTTTCTGATATCCACTAGGAGTCATTCCTACTTCAGAAGCAATTTCTTTTTGCGAATAACGTTGTTTTTCTCTTAACCACTTTAATCTTTTTGCTAAAATTTCCATATCATCACCCTATACACCCATTTTGTGTGTGTTTTATATACAAATAGTTGTTGTTTTGTATTCTTATTGGACTTATAATTAAGACAATCAGTGATAGAAATAATTACTATATGTATACATTTTAAATCCAAGGAGTGATTTTTGCAATGATAGGAGAAATAAAATTAGTAATTTCAGGTCAAAAGTTTTATAAAGACTTACCAGCAGCAGGAAAATTAAAACTAATAATGCCCAATGGTACAGTGTTATCACTTGATGTTATTGATATAATTAATTTTGAATGTTACGAAGAAGTAGAATAATAGGAAATCCCAACCTGCCACCAGCTATATGTGACAGGTCTTTTATTTTCTATAAAAAGTAAAATCATCTTTCCAAGGTAAGCCATTTATGTTTGCTTTAACCTCTGGATAGCAGGCCGTACAATAATACAATATTGTTGTTTTTCCTTTTTCATGTAATTCGATCATTTCTTTAATTTGAAACCATTTATTACAATATGCACAAAATTCTCGTTTTTCATTTTCCATTTGAAATAATCCTTTTATTTTAGTTCCAACATATCTTTATTGATATATGCAATAGTTCCTCTTGAATTACCTTTCATGATCATTACTTGATAAATATCTTCGTTAAATTCTTCCATAATGGTCACTTCATCTCCTGCGGCATAACTTGAAGCAACTTCCCCTCTGCAACTTAATGTACCCGATTCTTTAAATATTGCTGTTTTCATAATACTAACCTCCCTTAAAAGATTGCTTTTATTCGTCATATGCTTCGATTTCAGTTAAATCATTAAGAGTTAACCCTACAATTTTATAATCAATAATTGGAACATTAGGTAAAGTTTCTTTATGTTTTGGTATTTGTTTTAGTGCCAACTCTTCAGTTTCAAAAACTCCATAAATTGTTTGACCTTCATGGTGATCACGTTTTAATAAAAATAAAATCATACTAACACTCCTTTTTAAAATTAAAATGATTATTTTACCTTGAATAAATGTGTTTTACGTCTAATGCTAAATTGCCTAAGAACAATTTTAAATCTCTTTCAGTCAACTTCCCATCCTCTTTTAACACGTTCAAAATGTCATTAATAGTTTCATTAACAAGTGATTCTCTATAGTTATCTTTAGCAGCTTCTAACTCATTTAATTTATCATCTAATTCAAATTTCTTTTTACTCATTTCGTTATAAACTTTCATTTTTTCATCCATTTTAACCCCTCCATATGAATTAATTATAACATTTTTTACCTAATAAATTACCTGTTTTATATATGAATAGGATAACACATCTATGCTACCCTATTCAATTTATTTACTTAATTACTTTAAACCAAATTGAGCCTTACTAATCATTTTACCACCTTGAAACATTGCATTAGCATTTGCCCCTAAATTCCCCGATCCATTCCACTTATACATTACAGTATAATATTGCGTTCCCTTATCACCTGATTCACTCATTAATTCACCTTCTACTCCAATTGTTTGAACAACTTGCTCATAAGTCATACCGGTTTGCATTTTATCAAAGTCTGCTTTTGTAATACTTGTTTTCTTCGCTGGTGCTGGTGCTGGAGTAGGTGCTGCAGGTTGTTGCTGTTGTGTAGTATCTTGTTGAGGAGTCGTAGTAGTAGGTTGCGTTTGTTCTACTTTAACAGGTTGTTCCTTGGTCGTTGTGGTCTTGTCGTTTCCATTTGACACTAAAGATCCAATAATACCAATGACAATTATTCCACCAATAATAATACCTAAAACTTTTAATACTTTTTTCATTTTTCAACTCTCCCTTTGTTAATTTATTTAATTAATTACATATTACCATGAAATTGTTATAATACCATTTTGATTAGCGTTTACTTTATATCCAAGTGATTCTAAATTAAATAATAAATATTTCTGTTTAGTTTCATTTTTTCCCCATTCTTCAGTAAATATAGGAATTGAATGATTACCCAGTAATGCAGTACTTTTGATCCTATCAAATAACTGATATTTATATTCGAGATACCACTTTTCAGCATTATAATGTTCATGATTATCTGTTATCTCTCTGGCTTTGCTGGCCTTCATTTAGATCATCTCCCTTGAAATGGATATTTTATTTAGATTTTACTTTAGAATACGTATCAATTTTAGAATTCGCATAACCTAATGTATAAGCAAGTGCTAATATAGATTTATCTGATTCTGTCAATTTGATAAATGGATACATTTTTTCAAATTCATTTATTCCTTTTTTAACTAAAGAATTCATCCCACTACGCCTCCTATAAATTAAAAGTAGATTTTCATCGTATTTTTCTAATTCCCATTACTTCATCAATTTGCTTTTCACTTAAATGTTTCCAGTAATACTCATATTCTAATGTTTTAACAGCTTTATCAATTTGTTCTGTCATTAGTTTACATGCATGAATTTTTATAAAATCTGTTTCTAACTCATATTCCTTTTGAATTTCTTTCTTTTTTTCTTTTAATAACTGTATGACAAATTCCATTTTTTCACTTCCAATCAAATTTGAATTTCATTTCTTAATTAAACTTGCGAATGGCTTTTTAGTTAAATTTACTTTTGGATTCTTTTTAAGGTTAATCATTTCCCTTACCTCCTATTTATTATTTACTTGTTAATGTAATTATATCAACTTAATTATATTTAATCAAGAAAAAGTTTTAAAATTTTCCCATTATTTTTTTTATAAAAAAAGAAGTACTTTGCAGCACTTCCATGACTAACCACCCGGTTTGATTCCCATATGATCACCACCTAATGATATTTTAACATTAAATGGATACTAAAAGGTATTCTTTTTATGACGTTATTTTCTCGAAATGTTCATCAAAGAAATAATTTTTCGATTACCATAACACCTATAAAACCAATTAGAAACGCTATTATTCCAATGGCTTTTTTCATATGTTCAGTCCTTTCTCAGTGTCTTACCAATCAAATGTATATACTTTCTTTCCTTGTTTAAAAATATAAGTTATCGCACCGTCTTTACTAATTATTTCAGTACATTTATACTGGTTTTCATATGAGTAACGATTGACGACATCGTCTAACTTATGTTCATAATTAATTATTTGAGGTTCACTCACTTCACCGTCTATATCTTTAAAGACTCTATAATTATTACTCATTCCGTCATCTCTCCTTAGTTCATATTTTGGTTCAAGACAATCTTTGTTCGTAATGCGTCTTATAGCAAAGATAATAATCGTGTTATATCTTCAGGTTTATGTCCATCCCATTCGGGTGCAAATTCAAGCTCTTTCACCTTGAAGTAATGCCAATTATCAATATGGTAATGGTATGTGTAATCACCTTCATCAGTTGTAATACCGACAATGAAATATTCATCGTACATTGTCCCATCGGCGTGCGCTTTAGCTTTCCAAGCCTTTTCTTTATTTTGATTGCAAATTACGGAAAACAGAATCATTCGATGATGATACAATTCATTAAATGTATGGTATCCATCGCTTATTTCACCTTTATGATTAACCATAAATTCAAACTTTTGCATAATATCTCTCCCTTTCTTGTTACGCTATTTAACTTCAATAATTCATTAAAAGCTTTCTTTTATTAACTTATTTATATTGAATTAACTACTTTAAAACCTAGTTCTTCAGCTTCTCCTTTATTGAATCCGTTATCTAAATGCATACATAATACTTTATATCTTAGATTCCAATCTATTAAAGCATCTAAATTTCTTAAAGATAAATGTACATTTCCTGCATAGTGAGCTTTACATGTATCTTGATAAAATAAGTCAAATTCACCATCATTAAAATCATCTAAAATGTGATCCGGAATCATATTAGAATCTCCACTATAATAAATTGTTTTATCCTCATAATTGATTATATACCCAAAACAATTTAATTCTGGAACGTGTGTAACTTCAATAGGTTTAAATCTTATATGAAAATCGCCATAATGAAATCCAGCACTTTCGTCAATTTGAGTTAACATGTATGTATTTTCTTCTACACCTACCATTTTAAGAAGGTGTCTAATTTTTAAATCATAAGGAGCAAATACTCTTACATTCGGCTCCCCAAGTTTACCCATTGAATAGTATCCGTATAATATTAAATCTCCTAATGAGCCAATATGATCAGCGTGTGTATGTGTAATAAGTACGCAAATATAATCAACACCATCTAATAAATTATGTTTCATAATTCTTCCGAACGTACTGCTACCACAATCAATGAGAAATAGTACATTATCTTTCTTAATAAATGCCCCGTTATTACCTAATTCAGTATTAAAAGCACTTCCACATCCGATAAAATTTAACATATTTCCTCTCCTTTTTTATATAAAATTTGCTTTTTATTATATTCCATTTGGAAAATGTCTTCGGAATTCAGGTGTTAAATCATATTCCCAACCCTCTATAAACTCCTTTAACTGTTTATTTTTCTCTATTAATCTTTTTAATTTATTCTCAGTATATATTAATACAGAATAAGGATCTGCAATCATATCCTCCATACCATGACCTTCAGCTTCCATATCTGAATTATCAAAATATGTATCTCTAATATCAGCTAATTTTTCTATAATTAATTCATACTCTTTTTCAATTTCCATATTTTCACCTCTTAAAACAGTGTTTTTATTAGCTTAATTCTAATTGATAATCATAATAACTGTTAGTTTCTCCTTCTTCAAATTGAACTTGAATAGGATAATCTTCTCCATTATAAATTTTAATAATTATACCTTCAAAACCTTTCCAAAATCCTTTTTTTGGTTTAACTTTATCTCCTACTTTTAGCATATTTTTCACTCCTTGAAATCTGTATTTCATTCGCTTAATAATTCTGGATTCTCATAAATGTTACCAATTATTTCATATACTTTGGTAAAATCATATTTAAACATTGGATTATAATCAGACATATAATTTATACGTCTAAGAACAAAACAACTATCCTTAAAATCGACAACAAGTGGAGAATAAGCATGACCTCCATACTCTTCAGAAACTTTAACAATATCACCTTCATAAATTTCTTTTCCGTTTCTGTCTTTAATTCCGGTATATTGCATCCAAGGACTATATGAATCACAATCTTGATTATCTTCTAATGCTGATACTTTATAACCTTTCACATAATCCCAATTGCACATTTGTTTATGAGTTTTTTTGGTAAAAACGAAATTTAATTTCTCTCATATTATTATCTCCTTTTGAAATGTGGATTTCATTGTAATTTTTCTAAATAATCCTGCAAAAATATCTCAAGTTTATCGTCCTCAAGATGAAAACAATCTACATTTACAACATCTTTATTAAATATAATTCCTTTTGGAGTCTCCCATTTACTGTATGAATACTCTTTATAGGCATCATTATTTGCAGCACTATAATTCCAAGACAAATTACTCATCATCTGCATAAATCTGGAGTCAGGTTGTTTAATCCATATTCGTTTAATTAAATCTAAAACACGCTCAATTCTTTCTATCTCTCTCATTCAATCCACCTTCTTATACTTATTCAAATAAATAGCCCTCTGAAACGCTTCTTCCTCACTAATCGAATTAGGATAATCAAACTTTAAATGTTCTTCACTCGGATAATACAAACTGTCACGATCATAAGGGCAAGCATCTTCCCCTTCAAATTGGATACTACCTAAATAATAGCCGGCTGCAGACTTCATTCTTACATTCTGTACAATATAAGGTTTCATCTTTTCACCTTCTTTACCTTTACCCAGTCTCTTTCCTCATTAATCCATAATAAGATTAGAACAATCGTAGTAATGATTATATAGCCCATTGTATGTAACTCCTTAAAGTGTCATTAAATCGAAAAGTATAACTATAGAACTTATTAGTAATATAATTTCATTTAATAATTTATTATTTGCTGTTTTATAACAAAGATATGCCATGATAAAATTAATTATAGTTAACCACCAATACATTGATACACCTACTTATTGTAATAGTTTAATAATTGCAAGATCAAACAACAAACCTAATGTGATAATGATAAATGTATAATTATTTTCACAGATCCATTTACGCATGTTATTGTCCTCCTTATTGAATATATAAATAAAAAATCAATAACCCTCTAGGCAGAGCAGGAGTTAGTATGCTCCTGTGGTCATCCCTGCCTTCCCTACAATTCCAGAAAGGAGTTGAATCCATGAAACGCTCTTATCTATGTCCGTGGAGAGTCCCACACTCTCCCTAGAAGGTTATTGATCTTATTTAAATTATATATTAAATTAATTGTATTTGTAAAGGAATAATTTAATTAAAACGATACTTTTATTTTATTTCTATATGTATGTTATGGTATGTATTTATATAATTATTTATCTAATTTAATAAAACTTAGTATGTGGGAAATTGTATCAACATTCCATCCGTTTCCGAGCATCCTTTTGGCTTGATTCTCACTTACAATATTATCAAAATAATCTTCCGGAACAGTCTGTAAACGACAATATTCTTTTAATGTGTAGTTTCTATAAGGTAACTTTTTATTAAATACATCTGGATATCTACCCGGAGATAAAGGGGTTAATACATTATCTTTTTCAACTGTTGTAAGGCAGTTTGATTTATTTGTATTTGTTTTCTTTACTTCAAGACATTGAACATTTTTTCCTTCGATTGGTCTACCCCTTATAGCAGCCGGATTATATGTATGATCAGACTCTAGAATATCGCTTAAATTAATTTCTTTATCCTCTGGAATAGTTACATTAGGGATATTAGTCCAATACATCCTGACTCTGTTTTGAGCACTTAGAAGAGATGAATTAATTTCAATGGGTTCTACTCCTAAATATTCACTTATCACATCTTGACACCATTGTTTCATTTTGACGTTTTCTAATAAGAAGTATCTCGGCTTAGTGACCTTTAAAATAGCAGCATATTCAAAGAATAATTTACTTTGAGGATCTTGAAAGTTTAACATTTTACCTGAAACTGAAAATCCAGTGCAAGGGCTGCCCCCAATCAGTAAATCAATATTAGGTAATTCCCACGCTTTCCAATTAGTAACATCACCCAAGTGATTAGTACTAGGATAATTATGTTGAGTTACTTTAATGGCATGTTTATCTATTTCACTACCATAATATGAATCTATTGGAATCTCAGCACGTTCAAGTGCAATTTGACCTGAACTTATGCCATCGAATAAACTTAGTACTTTTATAGCAATCACCTTCCTTGTTAATATACTTTTTCTAATCTTTCATAAGGTACAAAATAATTATTAAGCGTGTTTATGTAAATCATTTATATTAGTATATGTATTTTCTTGTTCTTCTTGATTCAAGTAATCATTTATAATATCAAATACGATTGTATTAACTTTATCCTTCAAACCTTTAAAGATATGTGCGATTACTTCTACCGTCCATCCGTCACCTAAAAGACTAGCAGCTTCGTTTCTATCAACTGATTTTGTATATCCTGCCGGAACAGATTGAAGTCTCTCCAATTCTACTTGGTTTAAATATCTAGTTCCATCGTAAATACTTAAATCAATATCATCATTTAATTTTTCATCTATTTCCTTGGCAGATAACCCTTTGAAATATGTATCATAATGATTTTTACAAGATATGTAATGTTCTTGTGATTTAAATATTAAAGTTGTAAAACCACTAGAATAATATCTATGAAACATTTTAACTGGTGTTGTATTAGGCCTACTGTCACCTTCCAACAAACATCTCGATTTTTCTCTGTCTGACCAACCTTCAGTTAATATATCATTGAGTTTAATGCCTTTATCATGATAATCATGTAAAACTTCAAAATTAGTCCAATAAAGACGATTTCTTAATTGAGCAGTAAAAAACTTACTATTGATATTATTAGGTTTATATCCCAAGTATTCACTAATTTTTTGTTGATCGTCCTTTTTCATACTACCTACATTTTCAAGTAGAAAATATCTTGGATTCACTTCTTTTAGTAATCTTAGATATTCATAGAATAGCGCTGATTTTTCTCCTTCCAGACCTTTCCTTTTTTCTGTAATACATGCTATTGAAAAGTTCTGGCATGGTGAACCTCCGATTAATAAATCAATTTCTCCCACTTTAAAATCACCATTTTCAGTGTGAAGAATTCCATTTTCGTAACTTACTTTAGTTACATCTCCAATTTGAATTGTATTAGGATAGTTTTCTTGTGTAACTTTAATTCCGTGTGGTTTAATTTCACTAGCAAAATACTTATCCACTTTAATTCCTACTTTTTCCAATGCTATTCTGCCGCACGACATTCCATCGAATAAACTTAACACATTCATCCCATTAATCATTGTTTATCCACCTCTTATTATTAACTATAGAACCTATTTGCGTTTTACCAATGTTAAACATTTTTGCTAATTCCCTATGTGAATAATCACCTGTAGAATACAATTCCCTTATTTTATTAGCAGTTTCCATATTAATTTTGCAATTAGCACCTAACACATCTCTTGCGTGTATCTGATTTTCTTTACTCGTTACCCATTCTAAATTATCAACATGGTTATTCAATTTATTTCCATCAATATGATTAACCTCTGGTAAATTTAATGAATTAGGTATAAAAGCTTCAGCGACTAATCTATGTACATTTTTATAAATCTTCTTTTTATCAACATTAAAAACTACCATTCTGTATCCTTCTTTTGTTACTTTACCTTTTAATTCTTTTTCATTACCTACTGTGGACAATATTTTACCATCCTCAGTAACTTTATATTTACCATCAAATAAAGATAAAACGTTAATAGTAATCACCTTCCTTGTTAAATTAATTTTATTAAAAAATAAACCAGCCAGTTTTTTCTGACTGGTTATTGTAAATAATTTTTATTCATTGATTTCTATAACCCTTTGAATTTTAATATAATTATAACCATATTTCCTTCTGAATAATGTCTTGGCCTGTTCTGCATTTTTAGCTTCACAATAAAACTCGCTAGGATCTCTGTAATCACCATAAAGTACTTTGAATTTTTTTAATTCTTCCATTTTAAATACCTCCAAAAGAGTTAATGTATTTGATAATCTTATTTTACATTAAATTATTTACATTTACAAGAGGATATTTGAAAATTAAGTATTTAAAATAAGAGTTTTATTTGGGCTTTTAACCTTCTTCTCCATTTAAAGCATTATCAGCTAAGTAAATAAAATTCCTAAGCATATGATCTTTATCTATATACATACTCATTTTTCTTGTAGCTATTTTAGTTAATGCATCTTCATAACGTTCAATTGTTTCTTGTTGCCTTTTAATATAGGCTTCTGCCTCTAATAACTTTTCATGCGGTAATAGATCTTTTGACATCTTATAGCCTCCTGTTATATTGAAATGGTAATTTTATTTAAATTCATATTCAACTTTTACAGGAATTGAAACTACTTGCCTAATAGCTGCCCCAAATTCAGCTTTAACACCATATTCAGTTTCTAATTTAATATCACCGATCATATAATTTACATCTTTTACTTTAGATAATTGATCCTCGCTTATATTCCCTTTATAATAACTCTGTTTATTAATTAAATTAGATAAAGCTTTAAAAATTAACCCCTGTGTAAATACTGCTGTTCCGTCATGAGTAGACTCTCTAATTATCTGATACTGATAATCTTTGTTTATTTTGTTATCATATGTAATGTGTCCTACTCTTAGGTTTTTACCATAACCATTTGATTCTAATATATAGGAAATTTCTTTAATTGGATCTAACAAGACTTCACTTTCCATTTTATTTTCCCTCCTTGAAATTCATATTTTATTGTAAATCATTTTTTAAGATGATCTATTCTCGTAGCAAAGCTTCTCTTGCCAAACGAACAAAGTAATCTTCGGAAATAGCCCAATCATTTTCATCGAGGAAGTTCATTAATCCTTCTTGTTCAATACATTCTATTAATACTTTTTCATATCTCTGAACAATTTTTAAAAGTGTATTATTTTCTAATTTTAATCGTGAAATTTCAAAAGTTTACTTTGCTGCTTCATTCATTTCAAATCCCCCTTTTAAATTACAATAAACGTTTAATTATATTAGCTTTTCTTTTTAGATTGTTCAATTAAAGATTCTTCTAACTTAATTATCGGTTCTAATTTGCTATCGTTATACTCATCTTTGCAGATATAATAATATTGTTCCAGAGCTTCACGAATTAATTTATATTGTTGTTTTGTTATATTAATTTCCATAGAATTCTACCTCCTATTAAATGAATGATTTTATTATATCTTTACTGTTTCGATATATTCAAAACCCATTTTTTCACAATAATCTTTTCCATATTCTTCAGCTTCTTCAAAGGACATCTTATTTTTAAAGTCAGCCTTTACAGTACCGTAAGATGTTTTATAAATGGTTTGATATTTAGCAAAATCAGGATTACGTGTCAAATGTCCATCTTCATCCATTATAAATTTATTCATTATTTCACCCCTCTGTTATATTAATTACTTTCTGTTATAGAATCCACCCAACCATTAACAATGAAAATTGCCTTTCCTTCTGTATCATATGTCCAAAGTTCACATGCACCATATTTATCCTTTGTAACTGTTTTATTATCTGGTTCACCTAAAACTTTCAATACTTTCTGGAACGGATCACCTACTACAACCTCTGGCTTATCCTGCATACTTGAATCATCTGAACTAATATCATTGACTGTTATATCATCTTGGTTCATGTCTGCCTTTGCTGTTATATAAGATGCATCTTGTGGAATAGAATCATCATGATGAGCTAAGAAATACGCTCCAGCTACGAATAAAATAATAATTAAGACACTAATGTTACCTTTCCAGTTTTTCATTTTATTTTCCTCCTTGGAAATGTTTTATTTAATTGTATTATAGTTTATAATTTCCAATTAGTCAATAATATTTGTATATTTTTATTTTGATTTCCTTTTCTCACTCCACATTGTAAAGTTATAACTTCTAATATCATTACCTTTTTCTCGTTCAACTATATATAATTGTCTATTTAAATTATATTTATCTAAAGTTCCTTGTAAATATCCCTCGGCAGTATAATCCAATACACTTTGTTGCATTTCTTTTCTTATATATTTCATTAAAAACTCATCAAATAGGGTTCTCCACATTCTAAATGACATTTTAACATAAAGAAAATCAGAAACATCTTTAAATGGTATCAGGTTTCCGGCATTTATTTTAGTATCTAAATGTGTAAACACATTTTCAAATTGTGATTCAAAAATTTTCTTTAAATGATAATATGTAGGCTTTTTATAATAACATTCAGGATGATAATATCTATATCCTTTCTTTTTGGAATCTGGTTTATTTAAATTTGAAGGAAGATCAATTTCTAATTTAATCATATTATCTTTAAGACTTTTAATATTGCAATGATAACATTTTAATAATTTATCCATTTACAATTAACTCCTTTATATTATAATCCATTGTGAAGCGCATTAAGCGCTGATACAATGCAAGGAACAATTTTCAATTGTGACGTTATGTCCGAGAACTAATACACGACTGTTATACTGTATTGTTACGAGATGCTATACTTTGTACTGTGTAATAATCTTATATAGTTCTCAGACAATCGCAGTCACAATGAAATTGTTCCTTTGTAGCGTTACGCTATCGCTTACCGCTAATTTAATAATTATTTCATATGTATTGTTAATTTAAATTTATTATGTAATAGTTAAAGTAAATAAAGGGTAGATAATTAAGATAACTTTTCCTTCAAAAAGTGCCTTGAAACATTGATATTGCTAGGTTTTATGGGTAAAAATTAGGTATCAATTATGTTACCTATCGTGTTATAGAAACGTTGATTTATGTACACTTAATTATATTTAGGTAACAATTCTATTACCTATTTTTCTTTGTTATATTGATCCTTTGTTTCTTTTGATATCTTTTGTCCCTTAAAGAAAAGATGAGGATTTAAATAATATTTACTTTTACGCTTATCTATTTCCTGCTTCTTTTCATACATTAATTCACTGTCTATGGCCTCTTTGATAAACTTATTTACTTTTGGTTTACTCCATCCAGTTAATTCAATTATGTCTTTTTGATTTAAATATGTACCGTCTTTATTGATTAAACAGTTATCTTCAAAATTCAAATATAATGACAATAGAGTTAAGAATCCGAGCATTTCAATGTCAATAACCTTTTTAGACATTAATTTATGCAACTCCTGTTCATATAGTTTTATGAAATGACTTTTTGATTTCCATTTTGTTTTAGATACATCTTTCATCTGGAAATACATTTGATAATCAAGTTCTAAGCCTTGATCCTCTATAAATTTATTTACTGCCTGCGCCCCTATATTTTGTAAATAGATAAATAGTTCATTCTGGTTATCCTTTGCCATTTATTTTTAACTCCTTTACTTTGGTTAACAGTTCATTGATTAATATGTTTAACAGTTTACTGAGCTTTCATAAATGTTTTATATTTTGTGATTAATTGATTAATAGTATCATTTTGTTCATAGAGCCAAAACTTCCTATTAGTCGTTTCATGGATTGCTGCACATATGTATTGTTGTTTATTAACCTTGTGTAAAAATCTGTGTAACCCTGAGTCATAACAGAAAAAATAATCCTTTGACATTGTTTAACCTCCTTCACTTATTATTAACTTAATTTTGAATAGATAAAAATAAACATACATATCCACTTCTAATTATAGCAGTATTATCACTTATTAACAAGTGTATTTATTAAAATATTTACAATTAAAAAAACAGCCCCCTTGTTATAGGCTGCTTGCTGTTATATCCTAATGAAATTCTTCTTTCAATTGTTGTAAAATTTTCTCTAAAGATGTATTACCATTCTTCTTCGATTTCAGATAGTATCTTTAGTCGCTCAATTTCCTTTTGTTGATTTTCAATTAATTTTAATAAATAAAATAAATGCGGGAATTGTATATTATCAGCTTTGATGTGTCTTTTTGCACAATCAAAATATCTTTCATTCCATTTTCCAGATTTAATATCTTCCCATTCTTTATCCGTGTATCCGTAATTCATTTTACAATCTCCTTTGTTATATCTTTTCATTCTAACATATCCCTATAACCTTTTCTGTTATGTAATTAATTGTTATAGGGATTATCAAGAGTTAAATTTTATAATTTACATTCTTTCTTGATCCATCATTTGTGAATCAATTATATAATTATTTACTTTTCCCTCAAAAAGATCATTTGAAACTTTTCTAGGTTTGTCATGTTCGAAGTTATTTTTAATAAAATTTACTGCTTTTTCTTCAGTTGAAAAAGGTAAAAAGTAAGAATCTTCTTCCTCAATATTTACAACAGTTAAAATATAGATACTCATTGTTATTTTCTCCTTTCAAGGTTCCCGTTTAGTTAATTCCTTATCTTTAATATAATTATACACCATATATTTTAATTTATCAATATCGAATTAATTATTTTTAAATTTATTTTTCCGGTCATGATCCATTAAAATAACAAATTTAACTACTGTTATAAGCTCATATTATCCCATTTGTGGGCTGGTTATGGATACAATAGGGTATTTATAGGTAAAGAAAAAAGAACCTTGTTAGGGTTCCTAATTTGTTTTTTAAAAAGACACAACTTAAAATACTTTACCTAATAAAAATCCGACAATACAACCAACTAAAAGCCCTATACCTCCACGTATGAACAAAAATTTAATTAATTGCTCAGCGATTGCATCATTTATTATCATCTTTTCACTCCTTCATAATTCCCATCAAATATTCATTTATATCTTTGTTTAGGCAAATATTGCGTTTTTAATGTTGTATTTTGTTTTTAATTTTCCCATCAAATCATATGCTGCTTTAGCTTTTAATCCTTCATGTTTTTCAATAACATCATTATCTTGATCTACAATATAAATTTTTGAACCTTCGTATGAATCTAGAGTGATTGTCATTTTGTAATTATTCATTTTTACAACCTCCAGCCCATTTAAGGGATTATTTTTTTAATTACTTTCTATATTTATAATTATATCATGTATTTCCAATAAATCAAGAAATAATTTTATTATTTGTATAGTTATTTATGATTCCCAGAAAGATCATAAAAACAGTGTTTTAACAGTCATTTTAAGGCTGTATGAGCGTTTAAGTGTATTAGGGTTAATAGGTATTATATAGGCTGAAATCAATGAAATAACAATGATTTCTGAGCCTAGAATTGATTCTAGGCAAAAAGAAAAAGCCCGTTAAGGCTTATTAGTTTAATTATTTATTATAGGTAATAGTATTCTGTTTGTGCTTCCAGTTCATTATTAAGGCTCTTTATTTCTTGTACAATTAAATATCTGTTTATTGTTCCTTGAGTATACAATAGTTTATTTTCTAATTCTAATATTAATGTATTGATCCGGTCTATTGTCATATTAGTTTCATCCCTTCAATTGTTTTATTTTGGATTGAATCGAGATAGCTGCATAATTCAATTTGTTGTTCTAGTGTTGTCTTTTTGTTAAATAACCTTTTAATGAATTTTAACATGGTAACAACTCCTATTATTTATTTAATTACTAAAGCGTTCCATTGTTCGCAGAGTGAGTTGTATTCCTTTTGTAATTCCTTGAAATGATCTATATTATATTTAGTTATATGATATTGTTGAAGCTTGTTAAATAGATCATGTCGTTTGATCCTTAGTTCTGATTTTGTCATGTTATCCAGCTCCTTTTTATTAACTTATTTGTTACTGAAATTATAACATTTAATTTTAATTAATTCAATATATAGTTTTATATAAAAGGGAACTTTTAACGGTTCCCATGTATTATGAAGTTAATTAATCTTTATATGCAAATTTAAATCCTTTATGAGTTTTGACCTTCCCTTGACAAACCTGTGATATGATCCCGGCTGAAAATTTCGTTCCAAAATATTTCTCTGAGTCTCTTGCTAATTGATTTATTGAATTAAAGATTCCTAATTCTTTTTGATTTAAATCATATACAACAACTGCTCTTATTTTCTTTATGTTTATATAGTTACATAAATTTAATTCAGTTCCTTTATGAAGATACCTAATTACTGAACCATAACTAATCTTAAGTATTTTAGATATATCTGAGGCTCCTAATCCTTTATTCCATAATTCACATGTATTTTTAATTAAATTAGTATTAGTTGCAAATTCATTACATTTCAACCAATCAACATTTGTTAAATCAAATACTTTTGCTAATTTACTATTTAGAATACTATTCTTTATCCATTCTAATTCACTGTCTCTACAATCAAGAATAACATATTTTTTTATACCATTATTATATGCTAAATACATTTTTAAATCATCGTTTTCCATTTCTTCTTCATTTGTTCTTCCGCCCATTTTACTAAAACTTTCTTTATAATGTTGTTCTCCATGTGTTTCGATTATCATATCTAGTGATGGAATATAGAAATCATATTTTTTATTTCCACTTAAATTTGTATATTTAGGTTTAAGATGATATATTTTTTTAGACCAATCAAAAGTTTTTTGTGTTTCAAATTCTAAGTTTAATTGTTCCAACAGACTAAATATAAATTTTTCGGGGTAGCTAATACCGTCACCGCATTTATTACAACTAAATCCCATATTCGTTAAAGTGTTTATTGTCATTGATTTTGTATATCCACAATCAGGACATTTTACTTTTATCTTTTTATTTGCACCTTTTGAGTATTTATATGCATCATTTATATCTGCAAAGTATTTTATGTATTCTGGATTCGTTGTTGCTATATCATTCAAACCTTTAACAATTATTCTATTAGCACATGCTTGACACCCGACATTTACTGATATTTGATATTCATACATTTCTCCTACGTAGCTACATTTTAAACATTGATATTTATAACCTTTTTCAGTATGATCTCTACGTTTCATTCTTATTTGCTCTAATAACATCATGTTATTTATAATACTTCCTACTGTATATTTATAGTCTACTGTTTTTACTTTTAATAATTCTCCTAAACTACAATTTTTAAAACCATTAGTATGAATATTAAATTCAGAATCTAAATATTTAATCGTTAACATATTTTTGCTTTTTTCGTAATCTGTTATTTCAATACTTCCTTTTATATCATCATAGACAAAACCAACTATATGTCCTATTGATTGAGTCCAGTTAATTTTCCCTTTATACCTCCCATCTCCCCATTTAGGTAAATTTTCCAAAAATACTTTTTTCATACTTTCATTACCTCCATATTATTAATAGGAACGTTAAAACAATTCCTATTAATAATATAACATATACACATGTACATGTAAAGTAATATATGAAAAATATTTATTTTTTTATTTTTGCGTATTCTTCTATATCAGATTTTAAAAACAATCTAATAGTATCTTTATTTATAAAAGGTTTTATTCTTCCTGTTGCAACAGATTGATTAAAAGCAGTGCGAGACTGTTTTGTTACACTCATTGCTTCTTTTGGTGTCAATAAATTTTCTTCTATCCATTGTTTATAATCTTCATTATTCATTATGATCATTCCTTAGTTTAATTCTTAATACAATATATCATGTGTTAATGTACATGTACAAATGTTTTAAATTACATAGTTCCAGTCAACAATAACATTTCTGATGGTTCATATAGATAATATTCACTGTTATGTAAAAATTTATTATATTCTTCTTTTCCACAAAAAGAGTCTACTACATTTTTTTCTTCTTTTGACATTTCATTATATTTAGTTTTTCCGAAACTATTAGGAATCCACATCTTATGTTTTGCTGCAAAAAGATTAAATTTATCCAATAAATCTAAATTTGTAAACTCCAGATGGGCACTGCCCTTCTTGAAAAACGAAACGGTAAAAAACTTTAATTCTATTTTCTTTGTTTCTCCGTAATGTTCAGCAAAGGTTAAAGCCTCTTTTAAGTCAATTTCTTCAGTTTGGCCATTGTCTAGATAGTTGAATACTTTTTCTATGTCTCTTAATTTATCTAATACTCTATAATGTGAAGGCTCATAGCGTCCCCAAGAATACTGCATATCATAGTAAGCATTTAGAGGAATAATGACTTTCTTATTTATTTTATATGCGCTGTTAGTCTTCCAGCCATTGAACATGTGAATATTCTTTGATTGTTCATCGTAATAATGCTTATAACTGAATTCTTCAAACAAATTTAATATGGTATCTTCTACACCTTGAACCATTTCTTTAGATAATTGTATTCTTAGTGTATAAATGTTATAGAAAGAAAAATCATAGTCTTTCAGTTCCTCGACCATTTCATGATACTTTTGTTTTAAATTAGAAGTAAATAGTCCCATAAACTGATCATTGTTGAATAACGCTTTCCAGTACTTGCTACGAATATGTTTTATATAGGCATTCTCTAGAGTGCTGCTATCATCTTTATATTCTAATTCCAATTTTAATACTGGTTTATCTGTATTGAATTCTCTTAACATTAACGGTTTAAGACTGTTATACTCATCTATCAATTTTAGACCTGCTTTTATTTCATATTCGTACTGAGAAACGATTCCTTTTATAAAGTCTGATTCTATAATTTGAGAGCTGTTATATTGTTTAGTGCTGTTATATTCTTCTTTCTTTAGTTCCTGAATGATTACACTGTTATATTCATTTTTAGGGATATCAATATAAATTAGAGCCGTTTCAACATTTGTTTTCCTTTCAGCATCGGTAAAAGCATTTTCAATAAATTCAACCTTAGCATTATATTTTTCTAGTAATTGTATTAATTGCTTTCTGTTATTGCTATATGGATTTTTTAAAGTTTCAGCATTCAATAAGCATACAATTTTACCCCCATTCTGCTGCATTTCAATAGCTTTCAATAGGTGTTTATCACCATTGCTAAAAGGAGGATTCATACAGATTAGATCGTATTTTTTATAGGTGTTATAGTTTAAAAAATCATCGTGAACAACTCTAAAATTTTTACCTTTTAGTATGTGTACTAAGTTGTTATCTAGTTCAATTGTATCAATGTCATACTTTTTATTATCATATCTGTTATTGTAAGTTTTGAATTTTTTTGTTATTTCTTCCACAATGTTTCCGCTGCCTGCAGATGGTTCGAGAACTGTTCTAATTGTACGGAAATCGATGAATGAAAGCATTTTTAAAATTAATTGTATTGGTGTTGGATAAAAGTCAATATTGTTATTAAACATTTGTAAAACCTCCAGTTATATTTTTAGGTTGCTGTTATACGCATTTTAAGGCTGTTATACAGTGTAGAAAGTTATTTCTAACCTCCTACACTGTTATTAACTTAATTATTTAAAATTGTGGTTTATAAGTGTTTACAATTGGTCTACTTCCGTTTTGATCAAAATAGTTTAAGATTTCATCATATTGTTTATGGTCGCATGAATGATATTTACTTCTTGTTATTCTCATTCCATTGTTAATCTCTACAGTGTTTAAAACTGTTTCCGGTAAGCTATGCCAGCCTTTAAAGGCAATTAACTCACCATGAAAATATTTATAGTGTAGATTTCTTTTCTTTTCAGGTGTAAAGGTTAATTTTAAAGCGTTGTTATATTGTGCATAGGTTGTATTTGTTACACTGTCGAATGTTATCCGGTTTGTTACAATGGAACCCCAATCACTAATATAAAATAGTGTAAGCTTTTCACCTTTTGTTATATCAGCCTTTTTAAATTGTTCCTGTATTCCGTCTACTTCAGTTAATAATTTATACATAGCTGTTTTTAGTTCTTCTATTTCTAATTGTTGGATGATACTTTTATTTAGTTTAAATGTACATTGATTTAATTTATCTTTCATTAGTTCTTTGTATTCTGTCCAGTTATCATTGTTCCATGTATCCATGATATTTAATTCAGATATTACACTAGTTGAAAGATCCTCTAGAATATCAGCGTTATTTTTTAACTCGTTTAATTCTGATTCATTGATAGTTTGTTCAGTAAATAATACTTTTTGTTTTGTTGCGTTGTCTGTTAATCCAACATAACGGGCATAAGAATGGCCTTGAGCATCAACAACAAATTGAAGTTTACCATTGAAGTATATTGCAACCCCGTAAAGATTCCAAGTGACTGTATTTCTTTCTTCTTCATCCATATTATGATAGTCAGTCATTGAATTAATTCTGTTATCGTCTGTATAGCTTCCTCCAGTGTTTTCAAGGAAAGAAAAGTCGTTTAATAACATGTTAGAGAAGTTAATTAATGCTGTTTCATTGTTGAAATGAATTTCTTTTGTTATTTTAACATTTTCGAGGCTATATTCACCTTTTGCAACTTCTTCTTTATATTGGTCTAAAGTGTTATTTTTGTTTAAGTGTGCAAATTCTGAACCTGTTATAAAATATTGTTCAGTTTCTTCGATTTCTTTAACCTCAATGCTGTTATAGATTTCTTCAATTTGTTTCTTTTCTTCTTCCATACGTTTATTATATTCAGCGTTTTCAAGTTCTCTTTGTTCCTGCCATTTTAAAAATTCTTGGTGTTGTTTTTCTTTTTCTGCTTTGTTATGCTCATCTAGTTTAATATCGAAGTCAGCCATTTCTTTTTTAATTTGTTCAGTTACTTCAGTTTGTTCATATTGCCAGTGAATGTCTGTAAATCCGTAGAAGTTATAAGAGCCTGCATAGTCAGTATATGGATCTGCTGCATCATAACATTCATGGTAAGCATTTAAAAGGTTTTTACAATATTCTTTAACAGCTTTTAAATATATTGAATCTTTTTCGAATGGAGTTGATTTAATATCTAAGTTGATACGATTGTAATCACTTGTTACTGAGAATTTACAATTAGTAAATCTTTTTCTAAGATGAGTTCTAATTTCTTTAGCTATTTCTTTTGTTCCTTGATCTTTGTTAAGTCCTTCTAATTTAGTCCATTGAGTAGATTCCCATAAAGTTATTACGTTTTTAGTTGCTGCTTTTTTAGTAACTGTTTTTACTTCTTCTTTAACTTCTTCAATAACATTATTTGTAAGGTTATTAGCAATTTTGAAAGCTTTGTCAGATTGTTTAGTGTACCAGCATTTTTTGAAACCAGACCAACGAAAACCGTTACTTTTTAAATTTGTTAATACGTTTTGATCTGGTTTAGATGTGAAGTATAATTCAATCCCGTTTAATTCTTCATTGATTTTTAAAGTTGCGTTCATAATAACAACCTCCAAATGTTTATGTAATATTTAACTTAAGATTATTATAACACGGAATCATATTATTATCAATATATTTAGTTATAAATTTTTAGATTATTTTAAATAAAAAAGAGCCGTTTTAGGCTCCTAATTATATATTGTTTATCCAATACATCATATTTTTATTTTCAAGATCATGTTCTTTGATTATTGCTACAGCCTCACTAAATGTTTTAACAATATATTCGTGTGTTTCGTCATTTTCAACCCAGAATACTCTAAACATGTTAACGACTCCTTAGTGAATAGGATTATTTAACTTACCTTTATTATACTATATTATATGCGATATGTAAAATATTATGCGTATATTTGGATATAAAAAATAACCCATACAATTATATATGAGTTAATCTCTAATTAAATTTATTTAATTAGATAAAGGTTTTATGTTTTGTATTTACCACTTTTGTATATATCTTATTAAGAGTAACCAATTGAAAAGCCTATTGTATCAACGTTTGTAAGGTGTAAAAAGTCAATTTTACCACTTTTATAATTCATTATTAAATTATTTATATTCTATATGTTCATCATTTAACCATTGAATTAATAATGTTCTCATTCGTTTACTAGGCATATACAAATTAATTTCTTTATTATCTCGAATAGCTGAACGCCAGATCCACTGTAAACATTCTGAGAGCGCATAATAATCCTTATTAATACTTATATCTTTAGTCTTAAGGAAATTATCTATAATTGTATTCGGGAACCTATTCAATAAATAAGCTACATTTATTCTATCTTTATACAAATTGGTT